CAACCAACCGCTTAAACGTTAATGTCTGTTCTCTCACGGTATCTGAACACCGAAAAGTATCAAGGTGAAATGCGTGATCTGGTTAATGCCCAGATCCTCAATGACAAAACCCAATGTGGTCTCTTCCTGAAAGATACTGCACTCGCACGTATCGGCTGGTCTGGAAACGTTAAGCAGTTTCCTAAAGCTGAAGAGTACGTCCACACGTACAACAATGGCGACAAAAACGAAGGCATCTTCTTTAAGACGCCGCGCATGGTGGTTCTCCACTGTGGTTTCCGTAAAGATGTAACCTTCATCGAAAACTCTGATAAAGGCGGCATCGAAGGTCTCTACCCCAGGGATTCATTTCTGTATGACGATTGGGAAGCGGCTAACCCCAACAAACCAAGCCCCTACAAGCGTCGTCGCCTTGTCCTGATCTTCCTGGTGGACGCAAATGGTGTAGCCGTGCACAAGAAACCGTTGATCCTCTCGATCCACGGTGGTGCATCGAACCTGTTCTGCGACGCTTACTCCACGTTCATCGAGCAGCTTGAATCTGCTTTTGCTGATCGTATGGGTCTTAAGTCTGCTGCAGGTTTCGACCCCAAGCAAACTGCTGCTGCTATCTTCACCCCTACATTTGGCTCGCAGCTTTACGGCGGTGACAAAGCCAAGTCCTGGATTGCTTATCCCGAAAAGTGGGTAACCCCTACTGCTGAAACCGTGGAAGATTTCTTCCCCAAAGCAGAAAATGACATCGATTTCATCGAGAGCGTCTGGGAAACCTGCCCTCCTGAAGTGTACGCCTCCAGCTTCTTCAAGCAGTGTGAAAAGGAGATTGGCTATCACGCCATCAAGCCGGGTCTTGACTTCACCCTTCCGCCCGTTGAGTCCTCAAAAAACTCCCGTGTTCTGCTCGGGGCCAGGGATGAAGACACGGGTGAAATCACCCTTGACTGATCGTTGATTGTTGTTTGTGGCCGGGCCGTTTGGTCCGGCTTTTTTCATGGCTAGCAAATTATCTGAGATCAAGAAGCACTTAAAAAAATATGGGTGGCTCCTAGTAAAAAACGGAACAAATCATTTCATCTATGGCAAAGATGAAAAGATGATCCTTATACCAAAAGGCAGGAAGATATACTCCAGGAGTTATAAGCAACTCCTGTGGAAGATTGAAGGTAGGACTGATGTCAGTAAAGAGCGTCAGCTCAGTTTTGATATCGAGTCTTAATCACATCAGCTTCCAGGTTTGCAAGCCTTTTGACCAGGCCACGAATCATTCTTTGACGGAGAACTGCTAAATGCAAAAGCTTCAACGCACCTAGCTTGATTTGTTCTATGTCAGTTACAGCTTCAATTTCTTTTGTGAGTTTTGCAATCAAAAACTCATCTTCAAGTGTTGACTCAAAGTTCATCGCGTCAAACGGAACTTCAGTCAGCTCAAACTCAGACATTGTCTTTGAGCATAATGCCCAGTCTACATAGTTCACGCCTTGCTTGTGTTACCACGTATACAAAAAAACATGAACAGCGCACTGACTCTTGAATCCAGCAACGGTAAAACAGGTCCCATTGCAGTCAGCACAACCTCAAGAGCTAGCTGTGCTCCAGGGTGCCCGCTGTCTGGTGTAAACGGCTGTTATGCAGAGGCTGGTTACTACACCAGGATGCACTGGGATGCTGTAACAGCGGGTACACGTGGACAAGGTCCAGTGGATTTCATCAACCGCGTTGCTACGCTGCCAGCTGGTTCATTGTTTCGTCACAACGTTGCTGGCGATCTGTGGCCTGGAGTCAGACCGAACCTAATCGATGGCGTCAGGCTCACCATGCTGGCCGAGGCTTCTCGTCACCTGACAGCTTGGACCTACACGCACCACGAAAGAAACCTGGAAAACCTGTCTGCAATCAGAGCTGCACTCCGCAGAGGGTTCACCGTCAACCTCTCGACCGAGTCAAAGAAAGATGCAGCCACCTTCTACAAGCGTGGTTATCCGGTTACCTGCGTCGTGCCTGCGGATTCCCCCAGGTCGTTCAGGTACAAAGAGACTCTGTTCAGGCAGTGCCCAGCAACGGTAGAAGGCTCGACGGTAACGTGTGCGACTTGCGGTGGCGCCAAGGGTAAACCCCTATGCTCCCTGGCAAACCGTAATTTTGTCATTACTTTTCCCGTCCACGGTTCCCGCTCGAAAGCTGCAGCGTTGCAGTGCAGTTGACTCTCCGGAGGAAAAACCTAGACTGTCACTGCAATCTCGCCTTGTCCTAGGATGGCTAGTAAGTCCCTGAGCGGCTCACCACATAAAGATGGGGTGCCAAAACGCACCTCGATCGGTCACGGTCGACGTAAGCGCGGCTCATTCAAGGTCCGCAGCCAAAAACCCAATCGTGGGCAAGGAAAGTGATTACTGGTCCTGGGCATGACCTAAAAAGGCTCACACACAACACCACCCACCATGTCTACAGTTGCATCTCAACTGACGACTGCGCAACAGCTGATCTACAGCCGTACTCGCATCGTCAACTCCACATCAAGGATTAGCCCTGAATTGTATGGCAGCCTTGAACCCAGAGACATCCTTTCAATCTCCCTGCAAGGAGACAAAGTTCACTGCCTACTTGCAGATGGAGAGATTGCAGTTGATCGCTCAACTGTTATTGCCAACTTCTGGGAGTACAGGACACGTACACCCTCGTTCTTTGACTACAAGATTTGGCGCCAGGTAGAAAATCCGGAGGGGTTTTCAGGTGTTGCAGTTGGTGCAATTGATTACTCAATGATTCCAAATCGCATTGCCGTTGATCGACAGGGGGTCCGCAAGCTTTACTTTGTTAATGAAAACGAAAAGCTGTGCACCTGTGGTTCCTGGCAACAGCTTAATGAGCACAAGTTGGAACTGGAAAAGGAGTTTAAAGAGCATGGTCAACGTTGCTTTGAACCTACCTGTAAGCATTTAAGGTGGGCTGAAGCCAACACCAAGCTGCAGGCGCTGCGTTACCTGACAAAAGATAACAAAGGAGAATACAACCCGCGGCTTTGTGTTTACACTTTTGATCACCGCCGTGGCATGCTTCTTTATCGCATCACCTATGACGGAGTAAAAAGTAAAGGTCAATGGTTTCCAGTTGAAGGCTGGAAAGAAAAAGAAGTCTACGGAAAGGGCGGTATTCCTAGCGGAGAATGCTGGGATACTTTCTTTTCTGCTCTAAGTCAGACTGAACCATTCAAGCTTGTCAAGTTTTCGCACGGTGTTGCAGGCTTGATGAACAGCACACGTTCCAAAAACTGATTACCCACAAACACATCATGGCTGACAAACAGAGTTACATCCAGTTGGCAGAATCCGTTCAGCACATTACTTTTCTCAAAGATTTTCCTGACGCCAGTGAAGATGAGAAAGCTGAACTCGAAGCGCACCTCAAAGATCTTGCTTCTAGGCAAGAGTCCAAGTTTGATTCAATCATTGGATTGATCAAGAAGTGTGATGCTTATATAGATGCATTGCAGAGTGAGCTTGATGAGATCAAAACAAATCTTGATGCTTGGAAGAAGAACAAGGAGAAGATTACGAACATTATTAAGTTTGCTTATCAACAAGATTTGATTGGTGGTACGCCAACAGGTGTCAAGTACCAAGCAACTATTAAGCGCGTTAAACCTAGGTTGGTTGATAACTTTGAACACTGGAGCGATGCGGAAAAAACGGAGTACGGACTGCGTAAAACAACGACTGTTACACGGATCAAAGATGACGTTGTTGTTGACGTTAAGCAGGAGGATCTTCCTGATAAAACACGAGTCAGGGAATCGTTGACTGCAGATGACGGGACTGCTCCAGTGTCGTCCCAGCTTGTTCCTGGGTTTGCGTTTGTGTACGAACGTCGTAAGAGGTTGACAAACTGATAAGATAAAAAGCGGGTTCGCGTCAGGCACATAGCCTGAAAGGCGGCCTCTGCTAAGTCCTGGGTTTCCAGGCCAGGGGGATGGCCTCCCCTGCTCGAAGGGTGCAACAAGGAACGTTGCATTAAACGAAGGATCCCCTCAGCCACATCGTAGAAGCACTGTTAAGGTGATCGTGGGTGGACATCCTCGCCCTACATTTAATCTGTATTAATCATGCCTCAAAAGAAACCCGGCGACCCCGGCCTTTACGCAAACATCCACGCTAAACAAGAGCGCATCAAGCAAGGCAGCGGTGAAACCATGCGCAAGCCTGGCGAGAAAGGCGCTCCAACAGAAAAAGCATTTAAGGATTCCGCTAAGACTGCAAAGAAAAAGTAAGTAAAACGATTCTCTAACATTGCTTGTCATTGCAGGGGTCCAGTGGTTACGCTGTACGCGGACACTGGAGCCCTCAATGACCGAGTTTTACGTTGAGAATTTTGACGATTATTCAGAGATTTTTAAAGAGCACGCGGGCTACATCGCAGAACTCATGAAGATCCTGGATGATGAAATTGTTTCGATGGGTATACCGCCAGTAGGTAGAACAGAAAAGCTGTTCAGAATGACCCTAGATCTGCTTTATCATGTCGATCAATCTTATAAGAAAAAGTATGAGATTGATGAGCCTGAGTTCAAGCTGACAACTTACATGAGTGAAGAAGATGTTATTGGTGCACTGCGAACTGCAATCAAAGAAGAACTTATTGATCTCAACGGTAACAACAATGGAACCAAATGAAAAAACGGAAACCAAGCGTTGGACACTTCCTGTTGATGAGGACGGTGTTCTTATCCTCCCAGATGAACTCTGGGCTGAGTTGGGGTGGAAAGAAGGTGACTCCCTGGAATGGGTTGATCAAGAAGATGGTTCATTTCTTCTCGTAAAAGTTGAAGAAAGTGACGAGTAAAGATCAACCGGACTGGGTCTGCAACAACTGCGGTGAACAGTTCGGAAAATGGTGGGTCGATGATCAATACATCGGCCCTTCTTCTCATTACGCCACGTACCACTCAGGTCCCTGTGATGTCTGTAACCAAGTCAAATACGTTACAGAAGCCAGGGATTTTGGTTATCTCAGATCTGACTGGAAGGATTAGCGGCTGATCTCTTCAAAGTCCATCGAAGCGTAAATGTTTGCTCCATTTGAACTTGCAGCCGCAACTAACGTCAATTCATACGGCGTGCTAGTAAACGGTTCTCGTTCCAGCTGGAACTTAAACAGCGCTTCTTTAAGGATGTCAACTGTGTCGCGGGCTTGGTTGGATGCACTGGTGTAACCAGAAGCAAGGATGCGTCCGCTAGCAAACGATGTTCCTGTGATGTTGTACTCAACTGCAGAATCTACTCCGGCGCTTACCCACGTACCTCCTGTTGTTGTTCCGCTTGCAATGACTTGCCAGTTGTAGTTAGCGTTGTTTGTAATGCCCATAATTGAAAGGGCTGTAAGAATGACAATTGCATCTAAACGATTGGGAGAAGCTTTAAGGCGAATTGAAATTACAGGGTAGTAAGTTCCTGCTGTAGTTAAAACATGGGGTGTAGTAATTGGAGTGCTGATTGCTTTCTGAGCGCCACGTAATTCGTATCCTCCTTCTGATAAAACAGAAGAGCAAATTTGTTTTAGCGTACTGCTACTTGCTGTTGTTGCTGTGTTTTCAATCTCATAACGCAGCGGCAGAGAAGCAGTCGTAATGTACGTTGATGCAATTACGTTTGCATGTTGGAACACGTGGCAAGCAACAAACTTGCCGTCAATAACAAAACCCAGCCGCACACTGCCAAGACCTAACCACTCAATATCCATCCACAGGATTTGAGCTTTGGTAACATCCAAAGTCATTCCGGAGATCCCCGTTCCATCCAAGGGATCAAGGTTCCAGTTGGATTGAGAAACTCGTGTTTCAGTTACTGTTCCAGTAACAATGCTGCGTTCAACAAAAGAAAGGGAGTTAGCGCCTGTGCCGTTTAGCTCCAGGTACATGCCATTGTCGTTGCCGTAATAGCCGACACGCTGTCTCAACCCTGTTTTGGCAGGGTTCATTACAAAAGTACTCAGCACCAGCAAAGATTTGCCGGGTTGGTAAGAAAAAACTTTGGTGGTTTCGCGGTAAACCTTGGAGCCAGATGTAGTCGTTACGGCTAAATCAATTAAACCTTGACTGGCATTAAACGTTGTTGTGCCACCAGATGCAGTAGACGTTGCCCACAGCCCGTTTTCTCGGTAACGATGGCTGGAATCAAACAGAGTCAGGGGCGTAGAAACCCGAAGGCGACCAAAAGAATCAATAGAAGAAGGTTGTGCTGCTGTACCAGAGTCAAGAATGACCCTCAGTGGTTCATCCAATAAACCGGATACCTTAACTACCTCGTAACGAGCTTCATCTCTTGGGTCAATAATTGTTGCCACGCCGCGCCTGAAAAACTATCTACTCAGTTTAACGGTTGCATTCCAGATTAGAAAGGTTAAGCTGTTCCTGTTGCTACTCCCTGTCATGCGGGAATCTAAAAAGATTAAGTACAAAGGAAAGCCTTCTGAGATCCTGGAGTCTATCCTTTACGAAGGGTACGAAATCAAAAGTCTTAAGCACGGCAACACAGGTCACATTCTATACAGCTCGCCAAGCAAAGAATATGAGTGGGAAAACTGCTGGGGCATGGATCTTCAGACAGCAAAAAACAATGTGCTGAAGTACAACCAACACCTGACTGAATCTGGTTCGGTGCCAGGGTGAAACGCCCGTAGAATCAACACTGTATCGATTTTGTGGTAGCTGAGAAGTGGTTCGCCCGGTGATGACTGATCTCATGGATGACCTGGCAATGGACATCCATGCTTATCTTCTTGAAATTTCTACCGAATACCAAGGAAATAACTACGTCCTGATTCCAATTACGGATGTCGTTAAGAAGTTTCAACGGAATCACCGCACTATCCAGCGGCGCATTGGTGCGCTTAAAGATGAAGGACTTCTTGTTCCTGTCATCCGCAAAAACACGATTGCGCTCTACCACGTTAAAGAACAGGAGGACCAACCATGACGGATAAGCCGAGTGATAGCAGTCATCTTGAAGCTCTTTCGTTCCTCCTTTCTTCCTTTACAGACAACGGCAGATCGCTTAGAGCATTTACAGCTAACCCTCAGGAACTAGCTATCACAATCTTGACTGCAGGTCTGCTTGCCAATTCAAAGCTGATGGTCAGCCCAGAAGATGCGGTCAAATGTGCTTTTGATATTCACTCCAGGATTCAAAAGCACGTGAGCCAGCACCAGTCAATGACGTTTGCTGCCAACATCGAAAATTGTTTTACGGGATCGCACCCTGAAGTTGAAGGCGATTGACGCTGTGACCTTCTCTGGATAGCAGCTTCATTGAGCCTGCTGTTGCCTTTAAGGATTCTCTTAAACTTCGGCACGCTGCTTCTGGATTGGTGTGGTCACCGCAAGTAAACGCATCAATTGCTGCGTAACCGTGCTCAGGCCAGGTGTGAATTGAAAGGTGGGACTCGGATAAAAGAGCAACCGCAGTCACGCCCTGGGGTTCAAATTTATGGGAAACCATGTCCAAAAGCGTTGCTCCAGAAGCATCTGCTGCTTGCGTCATGGCTTCCTTAATGAAGGCTTCATTATCGAGCAGGTTCGGATCGCCGCCCTGTAACTCGTAAATACAATGCCGACCTACAACCCCAGGAACTTCATACACCTCTACTGAACCACGCAATTTTCTCTCCATTTTACGCAGGGTGTATCGACCTAAAACGTAGACAGGCACTGGTTTAGGCGGTACCTTTTGTTGAACTGCTGCACCCTCATGCCCCCTGCGTTGCTTGAAATTCCTGCAGCAGTTCTTGGAAGAGAAGAGCTGGAGCGCAAAATTCATACAACGTACGATCGGACTGCATCGTATAAGCAGTTCGTGGATTATCGATCGGAAGGAGATACCCGGCTCACCATTAACGGAAGTCGTCACTACAAGACTCCGTATGGTGCGCTTCCTTCTGTGACAACAATCCTGTCTGCTACCAGTGGGAACAAAGCTGCACTGGAAAGGTGGGCAAAAAAAAATCCAGGGGGTAGAGAAGCTGCCGCAGCTAGAGGTACCCGCGTTCACTCCCTGATGGAAGAGTATCTTCTTGGTATCAATAAAGATCCCCAGATTGATAACGAAGAAATTGCTGAGTTTTGGAGTGGTCTGCCTGAAAAACTGGACAAGCTTGAACGCGTTTTGTGGGCAGAAAACCCAGCTACTCCAGGAGATTTTGCTTGGACGATGGGTGGCGATGGTATCAGCCGTGTTTGGCACCCTGGTGTAAAAGAAGGAGAAAATTGGGGCTGGGCCGGAGCGCCAGATATCGTTGCTGAATACAAAAACAAATCAGTTCTGGGAGACCTGAAAACAAGTAACGGACTGTACTTTTCTAGGTGGCCTGGTCCTGAAACTCCTAAGAACGAATACGCAATGCGGCGTTCTGGGTTTATGAAATACCAGAAGTGCATGATGCAGATGGGTGCTTACGCCATGGCACTGGAGCACACCATTGGAGTTGTGCCGCAGATCCTGATGATTTTTGTAGCTACACGAGAGCGTTCTCAGGTTTTTGCAGTGCAAGGTGGCACCATTGAAAAGTACAAACAGAAGTGGCTTGATGCTGTTGAGAAATATTACAGTGAAATCCTTCCTGCAGAAAAAATGAAAGAGCTTGATATGACCCTTATTGATGGGGACTCTCGGGACTAACGGTGAGACGGGAAAATGCAGATGCATTCCCCGTACATTGGAAGGACAGAAAGACTACAGGATCGATGGCTGCCACGGGCTGCGCCAGGGGCTACTCTCAATCTGATGTCAACCCTCAAAAGCTCGAAATAAAGACATCGTGACGACAGCAACCCCGGAGCCACAGCGTCCAAGGAAAGGTCTCAAGCCTGGACAGATTGATCTCAGTCTGATACCGGTTGATTGGGCGCTTACTCCGCTGCGGGATAAGCGTGCATACGTTGCTGGTTGGACATCTCAACCTTTTTCCATTGAGCAAATCCGCAAGGAGCTGGATGAAGGGCGTGCGACTGGGGTTGGCCTTCTGAGTGGACAGTGGTCCAATGAATACGCGCTTGTTTGGGTTGATATTGATGGTCCGGATGCCATCCCAGCCTTAGAAGAGCTGGCTGGTGGTCAACTTGATGTTATTTTCCCGCCCACACTGACTGTTTCATCGGGTAAGCCCGGCAGGCAACGGATGCTTTACAGCGTCCCAACAGCCAAAATTCCGCTGTTGCCGGATAAAGCAACAATCAAAATCGGGATTCCGTCGTTTGAAATCCTGTTCCGCTCCAGGCAAGGAGCAATTATGGGTGTCCATCCTGAAACGGAAGGATACTATACAACAACCCACGGTGGCTTTGAGTTTGCTAAGAATCCTCCGGAGCTGCCGGAGTGGATGTATGCCGCAATTGGTCGTGCTTTTCCCACCAACAAGTACCGCAAACCTGTAACCGGTGGTGTAGTAACTCAGAGCATCAACATTCACTACGAGGATGGCTCTAAGTTCCAGATGGAAGAAGCCGTCAACGAGGCCAAGGTTTACCTGGAGCACCTTGACCTTGAACGGGCTATCGATTACGAAGAGTGGTTAGCCGTAGGTATGGCTCTCCACCAGGTGGATGATTGCTTGCTCAGTTCCTGGATTGAGTGGTCTGCTCAGGCAGAGAACTTTGAGGCGGGTGCTTGTGAAGATAAGTGGCGCACATTTGAACGGCTTCCAGGTGGTCCAAGTCCTGAAGGTGCTCGTGGTCTGCAGACGCTCAGGGCAAAGGCAAAGGAAGATGGTTACTTAGAGCTTGGTGGTTTTGTTGTTGAATCACCTGAAACTCTTGCACAGCGTGCTCAAGAATTGTTTGGTGAAGAAGGAGAAGGCGAAGAAGGTGCTTTTGTTCCTGGTATTGCTGGTCTTTTTCAACGGAACATGCGGCATCTTTTTGGTGGCCCTGATGAAGATGAGGAAGAGGAAATCAGGAGCACTGCAAAAGGACGTGGTCGTCCAAAAACTCCACCGTCGTCGGAGCTGGCAAATCTTGTTACCGGAATGGTTAATGAGATTGGTTGGAGGTACGACCCCAAATACGACACCTTTATGTTCTACCACCGCGATCGTGGTATCTGGCGTCGTGAAGACTATGCTCAAGAATTTAAGCACACGGTTCAAGATCTGTTTATTCGTGAAGCAATCCCCACGCCAAGTGGTTTTACCTCTCACTTAATCAATGACGTTGTCAACCTGACTCAGGCGTACATCTCGCAGCCTGATTGGAATGACGACGACGACATGCTGGCTTTCAGTAACGGTGTCCTAGAGATCAGTACCGGTGAATTTTTGGATCATGACCAGGAAAACTACCTGACCTGGGGTTTGGATTTTGATTATGATCCCAGTGCTGACCCTGGTCCCATCATTGATTGGCTGCGTCGGACGCAATACAACGATGAGGATCGGGTCCAGGTGCTCAGGGCCTGGTTAAGAGCTTGTCTGCTCGGGCAGGGCCATGAGCTGCAGCGTTTCATGGAGGTCATTGGTCCAGGGGGTCGTGGTAAATCGACTTTTGCTAACCTCTGCTGTGCTCTTGTTGGTTCAGGTAATTACGCCAGTACAACGTTGAACCAGCTGGAGCAGAGTCGGTTTGAGGTGGCATCCATTAAAGGAAAACGGCTGACACTGATCAATGACTCGGAACGTTACGGCGGTTCTGCTCAGATCTTTAAGGCCTTGACCGGTGGAGATAACCTGCGCTTTGAAGAAAAGAATAAGAATGTGGGTGAACCGTTTGTGTACACCGGCATGGTTATGGTCTGTGCCAACGAACCAATTCAAACTACAGACAACACTTCGGGTCTTACCAGGAGGAGGCTGACGCTTGAGTTTAATCGTCCCCTCTACGATAAAAACTCGGAAGCCAAGGAGATGATTAAGCTCGATAACGGTATTGTAAGAGGCTTATGGAAGCATTATTTACCAGGCTTAGTGAACTGGGTTCTGCAGATGACCGACAAAGAAATGCGGGAATATCTGTTGGATACTTATGACAAAGTCCCATCGTTGCGTCGCGTCAGGAATGAAATCCTACTGAACAGTAACAACTTGATTGAGTGGCTGCAGTCAGAAGTTGTGCACGCTCCAGATCACACCTCTTCTGTTGGTAAGAAGATCCCAGCAGCAAAGGATGCTCCAGAGCGGTACAACAACAGTAATCACCACCTGTATGCAAGCTACTGTTCTTACGCGGAAGATACTGGTAGTAAGCCAGTGGGCCAGAAACGGTTTATTGCTTTGCTGTTAGATTGTTGTGTCAACCAGCTTGGCCTGAAAGACGTGCGTCAGTTCAGCAAGCAAGGTCGTCCATTTATTAAAGGACTTGCTATCCGAGCTGGAGATACCAAGTTTCAGGATTATCCGACTATTCTTCCTGAAGGAATGAAAGATTCGTAAAGGGTGCGCCCGAGTGTGGTCAGGATCGCCGCTATCGAGCTTTTAATTCTTTGTTGCCATCATAGAAGTTACCTGGGAGATTCTTTTAACAAGGTATTTTCTAATTGGATTACTGCTCACTTTGCCACCCAACCAGTGTTTCCGGTACCTGTCTCTTTGACATAGAGCGTGGTCCCGGTGCCTCCGTTTGTACGCAAATACAAGGCGCCAGCAGTTGCAGTAATTGCGCCTTCCGGGCTACCTGCTCCGTTGTATATCCCACGGTCAGACGTACCAAACAAATACCCACCGTTGTTGGTTATGCGAGCAACGGTATTGGCAAAGCCATCTTGAAAAGCGATGGGAGCTGTTGCGTTGTTTCCTTTAAGCGTCAGAACTGAGCCGTTAGAATTAAGCGTCAATGCCGTGCTGGCGTTCAACGTAATGTTGGTTGAAAGCAGGGTTGTCGCAGAGCTGCCGAGGACGGTCGTGGTGGCGTCGCCTATGTTGACTGGAATTGCAACCGATGTGGTATTTATGGTGTTTCCGATGAGGATGTTATTGGCGCTTCCTGAATCAATGTTTAAACCATAGGTGTAAACGTCTGTAGCGTCTTTGCCACTAATTACGTTACCAATAACTGAATTAAAAGTTGAAGTAGAAGTTAGCCGAATGGCGTCAATCAAAGTTGGGTTTGGTTCAGTATCAGTTGCGCTGGCAAAAATGTGATTACCAGTAACTGTGCAGTACGAAGATCCCAGCAAAGAAATAGCATAATTACAGTTTTGAAAGCTGTTACCAATAATTGAACACTTGCTGCAGTTATCAAAACGAACGCCGTCGTCCGTAGACGAGTCATTTGTAATGCCAAGAATCTGGCAGCCACCGGTTACGGTAATGCCTGCTGAGTTTATACCGTAGATGGCTGGTCCTGCGTTACTTGACCCCACAAAGTATCCACCGTTGACAGTGATGCAACCGGGGCCATCGGCGCCATCGATCCTAATTCCATTGGTTTTGTAGGCATCAATGATGGGAAGGTTAATCTGGACGTCCCAGTTGTAGTCATTTCCGGTTGCTACAATCCAAAATCCATAGCTGGTATTAGCCGTCTCACACGTATCCGTAAAAATGTCCCTTATGTCTGATCCAACAATGTAGTATCCTGCAGAAGTTGCTGAGCTTGGCGTTCCGTTTCCTACCACGTCACATTCAGTGATCTTTATACTAGCTTGCGGTGAAATGCCGCCGCTGGTAAAAGGAGTGCAGTCGAGCACAAAACCTATAAATTTATTTGCAATTGTAAAGCCAGGGGAAGCCGAATAGTCGTTTAACAGCTGTACAAAACAGCGTTCAATGTATGTTCCAGCCGTGTCGTTACAGTAAAAACCTGTCGACCAGTTGCCTACTCTTACGTTTTGAACTTTGGCGTTTTGAACGGCTGCTGCACTCGTAGCACCAGAGCCATCTAGGACGACTGCAGCGTCGTTGGGGCCAGGATTTTGCGGAAAAGTAGGCGTTACAGTGCACCGCAGGTAAAAGTTTTGAATCGTCGAGTATTCATTCAGGTTGCTGCCTGTTATTCCTATTTTAATCGCCGGGCCTGCTGTGGTTTTGACGAGCACAGGAAGGTTCTCTTCCCCTACCAGGGCTTTGTAGCCATTTAGAAGCTCAAGTGTGCTAGTTATCTTGTATGTGCCCTTGGGAACGAAGACGGTCTTTCCGGTGTTGATAGCAGCCTGAAAGGCCGCAGTGTCGTCAGTGCCGTTGCCTGCAAAATCAGCGTTTCCTACTGCACCAAAATCCTTGACGCTGACCACATCAAGTAGCTTGCTATTAACCGTCTGCGCAACTGCACCAGTACCAGACTGCGTAAAACCTAACTTTGTTGCTTCAATTGCCGCATTTCCAGCAACTTGTGCATTGGTAATTGAGCTATTGCCGGGTACAGCAACTACGTCAGGTTGCTTTCCTATATATGACACAGCATTTCATCTTTGCTTTATTCTACTTTACAAGAACAAGACTTACATTTTTTGCAGTTCTTTTTCTTGCTCCAGGTTTTGTCTCCTGGGATTACCTCAGTCCCATACTCAAAGTCATCGTAGTCAGTCTGGTTACGCAACCAACTGGCAAATTCCTGCATGTATTTTTTGATGAGCTGTGTCGGCATTTTAAGCTTTTTTTAAAAATCCAGGGAGATCTTGCCCACCTTCCGGATTCCTAAGTAAACGCTGGCGAAGTTTTTCCCGCATAACAGGATCGTTTGCATTGGGAACACCTTCTACGCTGCGACCAGGAATCTTGGGGTAGCTTAAATCAAAGCTAGGTGACACAGCTTGCTTTACGCCAGGTTGGCCAAGACGCTGCCGCCACTCTTCAAAAAATCCTTCTGGAGGAGGCGTTCCTGGTTGGTTCATTTTTTCCAACTCCTCTTTTGGAATCTCCATCCCAGGGCTGCCACCCCAACCCTGCGGTTGCTTGGCAATAAAAGATTGAAGAAGTCGGATTGGATCGTAAGCAGCTTCAATCATTTTGCAATTTTCTGTAAAAACTCACGAGTTCGATCACCAACTGGAATTTCTTGAGAAGATGCATTCATTGGATTTGTTTTCTCTGCTTGTGCAGCAAACAAAGCAGGGGCTCCACGATTTAAATCAACCATTGCACCTTGAACATCCCAAGGGCCGGGCACGGTATTAACAGCTGCAGAAAAGTTTGTTCCTGCATCAATCTGTTGGGTGCCAGGTGTACCACCAAATAAGCCAGGGCGATTCAACATTGTCTCTACATATCCTCCTTGTTCTTGTGCACGCGCTCCAAACTCAGCAATATTCTCAGCAGGAGCAGAAGCTTTACCGCTCTTGGCGTACTCACGCTGAGCCAGCATGGGGTTAGCTCGGGCCCACTCAGCCATTGGTCCCTGGTAACCCATGGCAGAGATGATCTCCTCCATGTTCCCACGGCCTGCAGCGCTCTGAGAGCGGTAATAGCTCGCCAGGGGAGTGTCGGTCGGAGCTTTTGTCTGGCCCGCTAACGCCTGCATAGCCGCAAGGTCCTTGGGGGCTCCAGCGCCACGGGAAGCAGCACCAAAATAAGGATCCATTTCGCTGCTGCCGAAGTAGCGATCAAATTGACCCTGAGGATTCAGAGCGTATTGCTTGTAAAGATCGGATTGAGTGCGGTCAGGTGTTACGCCATCACGGGTGCCACGAACAATGGGAGTGGGGCGTTGCCCAGGAAATCCTGCACCTGCACGAAAATTCGCTGCTGCCTGTCCAGCCGCTAACTCAGCCTGTTTGTAGTTAGTGGGAAGGTTGCGGACGCCAGGTTGCCACATTTTGTCGGGGCGATCAGTTAAACCTTGCACACGATTTAACCAATCAACTGCATCTTGGAGTGGGCCCCAAGGCTTCCCACCTGTTGGACGACTAATAGGAACAGGCATTTAATTACAACAATCCTTTCTTACAATAATAGTATCGATAAACGTAACAATGGACGTTCTTCAAACTTTTGATAACGGAACAACAATTGAATTTGGTGAAGATAATCACGGCAACCAAGTTCATCGCATCTGTACTCCCAGCGGGTCGATGTGCAGGTTTGCAGAGCCATACCACGTAGCACTCACCTATGCGCAGCAATACGAAGAGTTCTACGCGGTTAAGCCGGACTCAAAGTGAGTCTTGTTGAGACAGACCTAAGAACTGTGTGGGTACTACTTGTGCCAGTACATTCTTAAAGTGCACGGCTATGTACTCTCACAGGTAGAACCCACACTCAGAAACCACCGCTTGGTCCGCCCCAAAGGGCAGAAATTTGTCTTGAAATGGTAGCGTTGTGAACATTTCGGTGTTTGTGGTTCTCAAGAAATTTCTTTGTTTGGCTGAGATCCCTTGCGGTGCAAGGGCATCTGATAAACGACCAAGAGGAGTCAAGATTTCGGCTATTTCACTTCCCGTGTAATTTTGTGGGTACTACTCTTGACCGTATATTGGAGGCCCAAAAAGCCAAAAATGTACGGGCACAGGGCTAACCCACAAAAAGTCTTCTAAGATAAAAAAGGCGTTTTTTTGACTCCTTTTGGTCGTTTATTAAAACCCTTGACACGACAGGGGTTTCGACCTACTCTGCACTTGAACACTAAAACCTCATGGAAATTCTGCGTTTTTTCTTTGAGTCCAGCCTGTCCAGCGATGATGCAGTGGCTTTTGCCAAAGCTGTTCAGATCTGCTTCCACACCCTTGGTGGCGACAGGTGTTGGTGTATGGACAAGAGCAAACACTCTTCTTTTCAGGGGTTTGTCACCAGTCACGGTTCCCGGTTGCTCTACAAAAACCAAGACGCCAGACCGTTTCTTCTTGCTCTCAGCAACCGCTTCTACAGTGACGACAGGCCAGTTATTGTTCGCAGGTCCTGCTGCACCTCTAAGTACTGTCTGAACCCCTCCCACGCTTATTACGGCACCAGGAGCGACGTTGCACTTGAAAACGAAACCAAAAAACCACAAGCAAAAAAACGCCGCACTGTGGTAACAGTAGAAATGGCGGAACAAATGCGTCAATGTCGAGACGCAGGTGAGACTATCCTGAAACTGTCAAGACGATACAAGCTGCCTTATCACGTTGCACGTCGCATTTGCAGTGAAAATGCATATTCCAGTTACAACGGAAACTTCAGTACGAAATATTTAGAAAAGTTGTGGCAAAAAACGATTGAAAACTGCGTGGAAATTTGTAAGAATAATCCAGAAGCATCCCGCTCCTACAACCTGGCGTATCACGTGTCAACTCATCTTGAATGCCCCTGGCACCGGAAAGGACAATCCAGTCACAAAGGCAACTTTGGCCTCATGGGAGAATGCCTGGACTGCATGGAAGAGATTAAGAAAGGACGCTGCACGGTTGATGTGCGGGAGTTTGATCTTGACTGGTATTGGCAGGTCAAGCGCTTCTGGGAACAGGTTGATATTAAATCCAATTACGAGTGTTGGCCTTGGCGCGGAGCAACACGTCGGGACAACAAAGAATCGTTGGCGTATTTTCCGTCTCCTTTTCACTCGGGTAAAGTTCATTCCGCTCCCAGGGTTGCTTTTTGGTTGAGCCGTGGGTACACAGGCAAATATCGAGTCTTTAACAAAAATACGTGCGAGCCCTTTTGCTGCAACCCGTTGCACATTACAATAAGGGAATTGAAAGGCTGCCCTGATCCAACGGGTATTGCCGATATACAACTGGTTCATACCAATGTCTTCCAGCACTACAGAAAAAATCTTCAGCAAGAGCAGTCAAATTCTGCCGTCGAACTACCACCTTCCTGAAAAACAATACGTCGGTTGCGTTCGCATCGGCCCCAAAAATTACTACACTCCTTACTACGCTTCAATTGATGAAGCTGCATTGGAGTTGCGTTGCTTGGAAAAACAACTCAGTTATGAGCTGATTAAAACTGTAGAAGAGGAAGGCTTCTATCCTCATCGCGCTATACTTATGGAAGAAAAGTATCAACAATCAGGTAGGACCAACGGTCTTTATACCGGATTGAACATGCAAGATGGCTCGTTATCTGTCGACAGTCCCGAATAATCTAGGGTTTTTTAACCTAGGGACTGTACAAAGTTATCCAACGGGTGGAACAGGGCCGACAGCATATGGACCTACATCATATTTCGGTTCTGATCCACTCCCTGCGAACGCTGGAGATAGCCTCTACACTGCTGTTGATCTGGGCAATTTTAGCTCTCCGTTCAGGTCTATAACAATAACCAACTCACATGGTGGCTTATCTCGGCGTCAAACAACATTTTACAGGCTGAGTTTAACGACACCTAGGGCTATTCAGTTTACCCAGAATTACAGCCAGTTTGCTTACACGGCAAACACAAACAAGAACACCCTGGTAGCCTTCTATAAAATTGCAGAAGGCACAAAAAGAGTAGAGCTGCCAATCAACAACTTAGGTTACGTTTACAAAAGCACTGGTCTGGATTACGACAGCGAAGACGTTGATTATTCTGACTATCCAATTACCAGGCTCGACCCAGGGGAATACCTTTTTTTAATTACAAACGATATCCGTTACTTAGAAACAACGTATTCGATTACATTAAACATTGCTTCAACCGACTGGCGTTATGTATATGAAGGCGTTGATGATGCGTTTGACTTTGGCTTAGTAACAGAAGCGCTAAACACAGAAAGTGTTGACTTTGGTCTTATCAGGTCTTAAGCTGTACTGAAATTCAGCAATGCCATGAAAGTCATCACTGTGCAGAAACTTCAAGAGGATCTTGAGGCAATCCTGGATGACGTGTCAGACAACAAAGCTATCTATAAAATCCAAACCGAAAACGGCGATCTTATTTTGATGCCTTACGACCACTACGAAGTAATGGCAGACGCATACAAAGAATGGGTTGACGAACCTAAAAGTAGTTTAAAAGAGGAATTCGACCCTTATCCTTTGCCTGTTATGTATGTTGACGATGCTGAACCTAAACCGCTTTAGGCTTTGACCCAGGTCATGCTGGTGTTTTTACCAGCCAAGTATTGGGCTGAAGGAACTTTTTTCATGCCTCTTGCAATGTACCAAGCATCGCTTCCCATCGGAGGCTCAGGAGCAGGTGGCGGTGGAGCAGGAGCAGGCGGCGGCGGAGGTGCAGGAGCGGGTGCAGGAGCAGGAGCGGGTGTAGGAGCGGGCGCTGGTGCAGGAGCAGGCGGTTTCCTTTCTTCTTCAACTTTTTCTACAGCTCTACCGTATTCTTTTTGCGATGCTGTTAACTGCTCTCTTGCAACATTAGCCGCTTCTTTAAACATGTTCTCCCATTCAACTTGCTGACCTCCTTGAGGCTGCTCGGTGCCTTCCTTTTGTTGCGCAAAAGGTTGCTTAGCTTCTTTTAAGTATCTGTCGCCAGTTGGAAGCGAGCTGAGATAAGAAGCAATTTCTTGAGTGCGACGACCAGCTTGCCTTGCACCTAGTTCAGCTGGAGTACCAACTTCTTTATACCGCTCTCCTAAAGCAGCTACCGTATCCGCCTTGATGAGGTCCAGTCTTTTTTCTAAACGCGCATAATCTTCTGGAGGAACAACGCTTCGATACACCGTAGCCGAAGCTGGCGACGGCATGACAATTTGCGCCGGACTTGGAGGAGTGCTGCCCACCTGTTTTACTTGACACGTACTTCTATACTGATTTTACTGTCGATGAATCCGTACAGATGCTGAAGACCGACGAGTCCCAGCGGTCCCAAGATGAGAACCAGAAGAAGTTCAGCCCAAGTGATTCGGCGCATGGTAATTGTTATCCCTATCTGAACGAGTTTAGCGAATTTATCTCTGGAGTGTCCATCGATGCGTTGAAATACAAGTTGATGACACACCGTCAACGTTTAACCGCAGAAGCAATGTGGGCAGCAAACAACTACGGTGGATCAAAAGCCAATTGCGCGAAACACCTAAAAGAAATTTACGGCCCTCGCTGGTACAAAGTAGTAAAAATAGAGGATTACATGGAGCCAGTCAGGCTGTACTACGAATATGTTCTGATACTGGCGCACCAAAACCAGTGGAATAAACGCCAAGAATTGGCTAAGCTAATCGAAAGCAAGGCGACCGAGGTTTGAATTGGAGTCCGTAGATTGGTTGGATGTACTGAACCGTACAGAGTACAAGCCTGTTTCTGGCAGCGCCAATACATACCAGAGCTATCGGTTTTCCAACTTAAACATCAACGAAGTAACTGTAGAAAATTACGAGGAAAAACTTGTTCCTTCGTTAGCCGAACAAGTCAGCATGTTCATTCCACCTTCTGGTAGCTTTGAAACTCCTGACCTAAGCCGATACTTAGAACTTGTTTGTAGTTACGAAACCAGCACTGCAGACATTATCTTTGGTTTATCTTTGGCTGACCAAATTCGGTTGACGTTCAGCGATATGAAAACCAGTACAATTTGCGACCGTTACCCAGAAATCAACTTGGCTGAAAAACGAAGGTATCGTTGTGTTGCTGAGTACCTGATTCGCCAGGGGGAACTGACCAAACTACGAGATGAAAACGGGAAACTCATCAAGAAAATTGGTAACATGCAAAAAGCTGTTGTGCTTTACAAGCCGTTACCAAAACTGCTTGAAACCTTAAAGAAATCAGGGCTCGGCCATCTCATCAAAAAAATCCAGAAATCCGAACTGGAAGTTAATGCACAATCTTGATAAACTAAATCAACTGGAAAAAACCATGAGCACACGCCGCAAAGAAATGATTGCAAAAATGCTGTTGTCAGCCCCAACTGAAACAGAACAAGCAATGATGAAAGTTGCTATCGAGCGCATCTGTGCCGATATGTGCGAATATTTCAGAGGGTTTTACAGCATTGAAGGCCCCGGAGCAATGGTGTATGTTCCAGAAGCAGACGAAAAAGATAGTATGTTTTATTTGACAGTTGAGTGTTTAATGAACGCACTTACTGATTTCAATAAACGAGATATGGAAGGTCCAGCAGAGATAATGAAAAAAGCTATTGCACGCGCAGAATCTATTGAACCAGACAAAGAATCTCTTTTTATCATTCAAGATGCGCAACAAATGTCCTTGATTCATTACAAACATGACAACCAAGAACACAGCTTTATGCGGATGTGAACAAACCAAAAATTCCGTGGCATGAATACAAGAATTTTCTTGGCCGTGTAAAACACATTACTCATGATTGGCTCACCCCAGTTGATTATTTACCTTATATTGACGCACTACTTGGTGATATTGATCTTGATCCTTGTTCAACACATCATGCAAATGCGCAATTTTTAAGGGCAAGAAAAGTTTACACTCTAAAAGAAGACGGTCTGAACATCAATGAACCTTGGACTGGTAAGGTTTATCTGTTTCCACCAACCTATGGTCGCTGTTCTTTCAGTAAAGAACGTGGTACATGGCGCTGGAGTATGAGAGCTTCAGGAGTTTCAAAAGCTCCTTCAGTTATTTGGTTTAGGCGCTTGCTAAAAGAGTGGAAGCTTCGGAATATCAGCGAAGCTTTGTTTTATACTATCTACCCAGAAATGCTAAGGGTGTGCCCAGAGGTGTGGGATTATCCGATGTGTTTCCCAAAAGACCGAGCAAATCTAGTTCACGGACACAAGTTATTTACTTTGAAAGCCCCTGTCCATTGGGGGTACTTCATCTATTTACCTCCAATGGATCTTGGCTCAAATCAGATAGAGAGGTTTGACGAAATTTTTTCGCACATTGGCAAGGTTATTTACTAGCCCTGAACGAGTTTTTAAACGAATACGTTCCATCACCAGGGCCAGCAACTACGAAACGGTCTTCCGATGCTCTTTCCTGACCTATACCGTCAGCAATTTTACGACGCTTGATGTAACTGGCAACAAACTGCTTGCTTGTTTTGTTGTCGACAGCACGTTTTGTTTCTGCGTACCTTGCGTCAACGTCGTATGTTTGGCTAAGCTGTTGCATAGAAGTATTCTAGACCCACCATGGCTTGCGGAGAAGCAACAGCCCATCAAATCTGTACTGTCTGCGATTCGGTTAAAAACTTGCTGCTGGACAAGAACAAAAAATATGGAGACTCAGCGTTAAACCCTGTTCGTATTTTCAGTCAAGCAACTGAAATTGAACAACTTCTTGTGCGTATCGACGACAAGCTAAGCCGCATCCAGAAAGGAGCCGGTTTGGTTGCTAACGACGAAGACATCATTCAAGATCTAATTGGTTACCTGGTTTTGTTGAAAATTGCTACTTCTAAATTCGCTATTCGCAAATAGCGAATACAGGGATTGATTAAATGAATTACGAAGACTTTACTAAAAACTATCCTCTTGAATTGCAGTTAGTTGATGCTTTAGATCAACTTAACTCGTTTTCTACTGTTGCTGCGGAGACTGTTGACCACCTGGCTTCGTGCTCCAGTAACGAAAAAATCTCCTCATTACCTCTCCAGATTCATCCCAAGCAGAGATCTTTCTCTCTAGATATTCAACAGCTTTAATTTGATACGGAGACCCATTCCAAGTCTCGCAAAGATTGAGCAAACAATACTTGTTTTCACAGGTGTGTTTGAAGTACGTCGTTATTTCTTTGTCCGGCTCTAAGTATGTATTCAATTCCGCGCGTCTACGTGCAACAACAATATCGCCACCTGACTGCCAAAGAGTGTTGATGTAAGGGCTCCACTCACGTATGATCTCTTTACGAGGAGCACCGCTATTAATCAACTGCAGAAGCCTGCTGTTTTTAAATGAAACAATTCCCAAGTTGTAAGCAAAACTTACAAGTGCGGCTTTTTTGTTATCGTTTAGCCTGACAAAAATGTACGGTTCCAGCTCTTTAGAAAACGCTTTTAAATCTTCTACCAGTTGTTTGTCAATTTTCTCTTTATCTGTTCTATCGTAAAAATTAACGGAGCGTTTTCCAAGTTTGCGGCTGCCGTATCCAATGCGCCAAAAATCTTCCCCATACAACTTGTATGCTGCATACCGGTTCATCCCGATGCAAGTTTGCGGAATGGTGTATTTTTTGATTAGGTCCACTCCTTTTTGCACCAGTAGCGGGTAGACCGTTTTATTTTTCTCGTGTTCCTGTTCTTTTTTATGGGACATTCACTGATGCTACGTAGCTTACTTCAGAGTAGGCATCTAGCTCTAAAATGACAACGTAATTTTTAGTAGCGTCTGTTACAGTAACGCCGACGGCTCCTTTTCCTTTGCCATCTTTTGCAATGTTAGTAAACTTTTTATATCCAGTTGGAGCAGTGCTTGCTGTGTAAGCATCTTCTTGAAAAATTTCTACTGTGTTAACGCCAGAGGTTTTAACCATGTTTACCGTGATGTCTCCAGTAGAACCTGGATCGATCTTGAATGCACGAAAATTTAAGCCGCCGGTAGAGCCAGCTGTGCTGTTACCAAGATAAGTGATTTCACTACCTGCATTAACAAAAAAATTATCTAGTGTTGCAGTAATTGTGCGAATTGGCATGGCGGTTACGAGATTTGTCCTAAGGTAGAAAAATTAAAATTGATGTTGGCATCAATCCCATGATCCTTGAGAATGCCTAAAAACATTTGACGATCAAGTGCTTTTTGGTGAAGGATCTCAATAAACGCTTCTTCCAGTTCATCCCTATCTAGGTTTTGAATTGCAAGGGCAGCAGCGTGGATTGAAAACTCCACATCCATTGGAAGGCCTACAGCGTCCATGGTTGATCTGAACCGTGTACCTATCCTAACAGCGCTGAATTAAACATCAACAAGAAGGCCGAACCATTTCTGGGAGCGGGCGATAGGTTTGATCCACTGCAAAATGCGGATCATCAAATGCGCCGTCAAAAACTTTTTCAGAGTTGTCAGGGAATAGTGACGTTACGTATTTTTGCAGGTAGTCTTTTGGTGTAACGTGATCCATGGATTTGCAAGATTTTTCGGATGTAAACAGAACTCATCCCGTAAGCACTCAAAAAAGCTACGGCAAAAGTTAAGACAACAGGTTCCACTTGAAAGTCGCCTTTAAACTACTATATTGTAAACAGCCTGAGACCCTGAATGGACACGAGTTTTCTTGCTGAAGAACTTATGCACTCAGCCGTAGGAGGTGTAAGCAAAAGCTTAATTACAAGGACATTTAAAGAGCAGTACGGTTGCACAGAAGAGGAAGTAGAGCAACTAATCCGCTTGTGCCGATTCAAGTCAAAGCCAGACAGGATTGATTACGACAGGTTTTACGATATTCCTTTGACACTGAAAGCAAAAAAATACTGCTATCCGTTTACGCAGCTTTACGAAATTGCTGGGTTTCTGCCAGAGAAGGACTGTGAAAAGCTGATTGAGCTAGCAGACGGAAATTTACGGCCGTCTACGGTGGCCGATCCGACTGACACAGGCACTGTTAACGATTACAGAACAAGCCATACCGCAGACTTTAATTGTTTCACCGATCCTTTGTTTCTTTCAGTAGATAAACGAATCACGCAAATGCTTGGTCTTTATCCGTTCCTGGGAGAGACTATGCAAGCGCAGAAATATGAGATTGGCCAGTACTACAAAGAGCACTGGGACTTCTTTAACCCGATTACGGAAGAATATAAAACCTACTGTGAGTGGATGGGACAGAGAACTTGGACTGCAATGATCTATTTAAATGATGTAAAAGAAGGAGGAGAAACTTACTTCAAACACTTAAAGTTGCGCATTAAACCTAAAAAAGGAACGCTTATTGCCTGGAATAATCTTTATAGAAACGGCTTACCTAATATGAAAACTATGCACGAAGCTTGTCCACCCGTGAGTGGGCCAAAATATGTAATCACTAAATGGTTTCGCAGCTGGAGTTTAATTTAGTTTGCTGAGATTCTGAATGTGACAATAGCATTAGTTCCACCAATTTCTTTGTAGAAATTAGCACGAACTTTTTTCATTGGAAATCCATAACTGTTATAAACGTAGTTACCGTTTTCTTTGATAATCTCAGAAAGCAAAGGAGCATACGTCGTTCCATCTAGAGTTCCCTCAAGTCGGACAACTATACTTTCATCAATGTTAGTTACGTTTACATTAAGAGTGTAGTTTCTTGTCGAAAGATAGTTAATGACATAAACTTCAGCAGGATCGGTGTATCCAGGAAAATCCAAAGCGTCATAAATAAAAAACGCTGTTTGCTGGTAACTCTCAAAGAAACTCATTAGCAGTGAATTTTTTTATGACTTGATTAACAGTATGCCGTATGTGATTTCAGCATTACTATCAGTCGTGTGCCTTAATTAGGACATAGCCAGGGGTGACGCCTGAGCCAGCTGCGCTCACTCTAACGCGCATCAGTGCAGCGTTGATATCAAGCACGGTCAACTGCACCGTGCTACTAGCCACAGCGGTGAGCGGAGTGCCGATTGAATACCAGCTGGCTCCGTTGTCGTCTGAACCTTCCATCTGAAGCGCAGGGGCGGCGGTGGCAGCACCGATGTTCACCACCAGCTGGGCGCGGTTGCCAGCATCCCTGGTGTCCAGGCTTGGCGTTGTGCTGTTGAGCGTGGTGAGCACGATCGAGCGGTCGATCAGCTGGCGCACGGCTTCGGAGCTGTTGCTGTTCTGCAGGCGGTTGATCGCCCTGGTGAACGATGGCGTGGTGCCAGCCACGGACTGCACATAGCGCACCCGGTTACCGACAATCCTGATGAGCGGTGAGCGGTAGATGCCTGTGCCCGTAATCCTCGGGAAGTCGTAGACCTTGAACCAGTTGCCGCCCGAATCGTCGGATTCTTCGATCGCCACGTCCAGCGTTGGCGTGGTGCCGCTGACTGCAGTGACCGGAATGCTGACGCTGTAGCTGGTGCCAAACGTCGGTGTGAATGCCGCCGTGGTCGTGGTTGTTGTCAACGCCGCTGAGGCCACATCCGCGATGATGCCAGGCAACGCCAGGTTGGCGGAGGTGACGGCTGCGACGGTGCCGGTGCCGATGTTGGCGGTGACGGTGCCGCTCACCGGCTGGGTGCCCAGCGCACCGCCCAGCACCTGCACCGGCAGCGCATGGCTGCCGACAGGATCGCTACTGGCTACTCGGATCTTCTGCCGTCCCTGATCCTCAATCTGAATGAATCCTGTCGTCAGTGTGGTGGTGCTGGCCGGTGCAGTACTGCCGTTCTGCACCACGATGAACAGGTACAGCACCGTCTCAGGATCGGGGACGTTCTCGATCCTGCTGGCTCGGTTTGTCCACTGGTAGCCGGTGTTACTGGCCACCAGCGCATCAGAGAATCCGGCCGTGAGTACGTCGAAGTTGATCTGCCCGACATGGCCAGGCGATGCAGTGGTGTTGATCGTGGCGGTGGTGTTGCCGCTGTTCCAGCCGCGACGCTGTGCGTCGAAGCTGGCATTGGTCGCAGTGGTGCCGCTGTACTCCAACTGGATGTAGTTCCAGCCGTACAGGGTCAGGGTGCCGCTACCGGATGCTGGCCATGCTGCGACGGTGAAGTTGACTGTGAGCCCTGAGACACTGGCAATGGCATAGCGGCCTGGGATGCCAGCGGCGCCAGTGATTCGCGACAGTCGCACGCTCTGGCCAACATTGGCCGCTGTGAACGGGTTGGTAGTGGGGAAAGTGACCGTGACGCTGGTGGCGCTGTTGATTGTGTAGGACAGCGCCGCACCAATCAAATCAGCCAGCTCAAACCTGAATGTCTGGTTGGCGATCCTCTGAGACAGGATCACCTTCTGGCGTGCCAGCAACGAGCCTGAGAACGTATCAATCGAGCGGATCACCGTTTCGCTGTTGGCGGTGGTGCCAGTCGTGATGACAAGGTTTCCGGCCGACTGGTTCACCGTCATGCCGCTGCCCGTCTGCAGCAGGGTAAACTCCTCAGCCGCTTTGCCGACGATCCCGCTGCCAACTTCAGCAAAGCCCGCACGCATGAATGCCGGGTTGCTGTTGGTGACCGGCACAGGCGTGGCCCGCAGCTCGTTGTCCGTCAACCCGCCACCGCCAGCCGGCAACACCACCGGCAGCCGGCCGCTGTCCAGCGCCGGAAGCTTCCCGTTCACTGCTGCCAGCGTCGTCTCTGTTGCAGCGCCAGTTGGGAGCGGTAGGGCGCTGGCGCTCACCGGCTGCGTGGCTTGCCAGAACGTGCCAGATACCGGCACTGCAGTGGCTCGCAGCTCGGTGTCAGTCAGCGGGCCAGAGACCGTGGGGGTTCCACTGATAGTGACCGCAGGAGTTCCAGTGATCGAAACAGTTCCACTGATCGGCTGCGTGGCCTGAAAAAAGGTGCCAGTTACCGGAACTGCTGTGGCTCGGAGTTGCGTGTCCGTAAGCGGCCCGCTTACGGAAACCGCTGCTGCGCGGAGTTGCGCATCAGTTAACGGTCCTGAGACTGCAGCTGTACCTGTAATTGAAACACTACCGCTGATTGGTTGCGTAACGCCGCTACCATCCACTGGCATGCGACCGCTTACCAGTGCTGGTGTTTTCCCATCAATGCTGGTTAAACTGCTGTTACCACTTGTTTGATTGGCTGCAGTAGCTGCGCCTGTTGGCAATGGCAAACTGCTTACACTTGCCAATACAGCAGAAGCACGTAATTCCGAATCCGTAAGGCCGCCAGAGCTTGTACCTTCTTCTACAAAAATCTGAAGCCTATCACCAGAACTCATTGCACTGGTATCGTAAGTTAACGCAAGAGTTGTATTACCCCCACCAGTACTAACTGTTCCCCCTAGAGAATTAACATCAAACTCGTAAATTATAATGTTGTCTGTTACATTTGTAATCAATAAAAATTTTTCTAACGTATACGTACCAGGAATTGTTACTGTTCCAACAGTAGAAACACCCGGCGTAAAGGTGTAACTTGTAATCAATTTCTTAGCCATTAGCTTAAAGCAATAACGAAGGGAACGGGGTTTTTGCCAGGGGCTCCAGCTGGTCCTGTATTTCCGATATCTCCTTTAGGTCCTTGCGGTCCAGCTGTGACAACTTTGACAACTTCTGTTTGTACAGTTTTAACAAGGACGTTATTAGTTGGAGTTGTTATGAGAATTGTTGTCATGCTGTGTAACCCTCAGAAACGTAAAAAGTCCCTTCTAAATAATACTCTTTTCTTCCGCTTGGATTTGTTAATAGCACATCGTAGTAACACTTATCAGGCAAAGAAGTTGTCTGCGTATCTGTAAGACTAAGCAGAATTTGTCCGTTAGGTCTACTTGTATATGTGACGGTAAAATCAACGTACTTTGTTGTACGGGTCAAGTCCCAAATTTGAGATGCAGCAGTCCAACCAGTTAAGTTAATGTTGGTGTTTTCTTCATCGATAAACTGCAGCGACATGTCATAAACAGCACGCCGCTGTATGGTGTCATCAAATTTGGCTGGGTGGACCGACATATTAAAGCTTATTAGCCACTTTTAACTACCCCAATTTTAAGTGGGAAACATTTAAAAAAACACCCGCACTGGCTGTTCAGGCGTGACGACATAGGCGTCCCACTCCTCAGGCAACTCACCGATGTAGTTGACGTGCCAGCCGCTCAGCAGCACGGGTGGGGTAAGCACCTCGCCGGTCTCGGGGTCGTAGGTGCCTCCTGTGTAGATGGGACCGATGACATCCAAGGCGTGGGTGTGGCTGGCGGTGAGCACCACGGTGTCGCCGTCTTCATTGGTGGTGGTAAGGCCAGCAGCATCCAGCGCAGCCATGCCGGTGAATTCGTCTGGGAATCGGAGGTAGTAGGTCATTGAGTGATTGATGGCAGGTTGGTTAATGCGGTAGCCCATCCGACCACGCGTGCAATGGTGCCGTTGAAATAGCCACCAGCTTGATTGCTACCGATTCTAATGCGGTTTACAGTTGGCAACGTGCCGGAAGTATCAAGCTGTGAAGCGCCACCGTCAACGCTGAAAGCATAGTTATTAGTGTCAAATGCGGCTGCCGCGCGGGCGGTCACGCTGGCTGCCACAGTGCCGCCATCTAGATCGGCCACAGTGCTGCCACCGTCAGTTACCAGCAACTTCGGATCGGTGCCGCTGGTCAGGATCTCAATGCGCTCATTGGCAGTGTTATCATCCAGCGATACCACTGGCCTTGTGCCAGATGCAGGGCTGCGGAACTGCGCAAACAGGCTACGAACATTGGAACCGATTGACGTGATGGTGGCAACGTCCGCGCTGCGGGTGACTGCGGCGGTGGTGGTGGGGATGTAACTGGTGGGGAAGGCTCCGGCTTCTAGTTGGGCGCCCCAAATGAACAATCCTTTGGTAACATCACCAGCGTAAGACCTAGCAAAGCTATCATTATTAGCAAAATTGCTTATTCGTGCAGAAGCGCCCAACGCACATGTGTTAGTCGCGGAACACCTATACCAGCCATTTGCATAGGCTTGGATGCTAGCGGTCACGCCAGCATCAGAACCTTGAACCGAACCGCTGCCAGAAAGGTTAAAGCGGGCAAATCTGTTTGTAAAAGTAGTAGGCGGGTAGCCAATCTCAAAGTTTCTACCGCCAATGCTTTTGACAAAAACAGAGTACGTATAGGCTGTGCTGGTAACAAACGTAAAAGGCATACCATCTTGAACGTGCAAGCCAGTTGCTGCCGTTTCTAGGTATTGATCAGCCGTTGAAGCACCATCTGGAGCGGTCGTTTGGTTTTGCGACAGGGTGATGTTTGTCGGTGTCAGCCATTGGCTAGTGTCCTCTGAATACGTCAGGCTGTTCGTCCTCTGCTCCTCCACCAGCAGGCCCAGGCTTTCGCCGGTTGTGGGGTTGTGGTCAAACCTCGGCACATCCACAGCTGCCGTCTGCAGCGTTCCCGCACTGTCGATGTAGGTTGCGCTGCTGGCGCGAGTAAACGTAACTAAATTTAGACCAGTTGCAGAATCAACCAGACTTTTTGTAGACGCAAAATTTAAATCTAGAGCAGCAGATTTAAAAGTATTTGAAACAAAACTGCCAACAGCGGCGCCACGTGCACTAGGAATTGCTAAAAACATATTTATCAGGAAGTGGTATCACCAGCAAACAAGTACTCGTTTGCAACAACGCTAATTAATGATGCAACAGAATATTGCCCGCTAGTTTTATTTGCACTGGACCTTAAACGCAAAGTGACGCCTGCACCAGCAGAAACCGCAACCTGACCTGTACCGTACTGAACAACGCTGCAGTTAAATCCAACGCCTAATCCACTTGGGATTGTTAAAGTAACTGCGGAACCGTTTGTAAAAACAATGACTTTACCGTTATCTGTTGTCTTTAAAGTATACGTTGTACCTGATTGAGTGTTAATAGCTTGCGCTGTAAACTGATAGTTATCAGCAAAAATGCCAGGAACATCAACATAGGAATTAAAAACCATTATCCCGTTGCTTGGGTTAAGTGAAACGTATCCAGAGATGTCCATAGTAAATTTTTATCTTGAGTCAATTTTAAAGCAAGATAATCAAGCTTGTGCTTCTGTCCAGGACATACGCGCCTGGATGGAGTTAGTAGCAACTGAACTTACATTTGTTACCCTAACGGTAACCACATCTGGACCATCAGGATAAAGATTCGCAACAGTAGTAGGAACGTTAGCGTTTACGCCACCGCCAAGAATACTTGTACCTAAATCACGAACAAGAGTAAGTTCCTGTTGAACAACGGATGGAGTGTATACAAAGAATGAGAAGATGCTTTCACCGCCCGTCACAGTTGTGCCAGCTGAATGGTAGGAGACCTGTGCCAGGCTAGAGCCGCCAGCTGCCGAAAAAGTTCCGGAGCTTACCCGACCATTGAGGATGAGTTCAACGCGGAAGATAGCAGCGGTCCCTGTAGCAGCGATGTCCATCTGGCGCAACGTAAGCTGCATACGATTAATCAGGTCTCTTGCACCAAGAGCACCGATCAAACCAGAGTCAACGCTTGGTGCCAGGCGAACACTCATTAGAGCAACAGTACCGCTTGCAGCAATGTTAGTCAAGGCTGTTGTCATGCCAGCCTGGAATACGAATGATTTGTCGTCGTCGTAACGACCATCCATGATTACAGCGGAGCCCCAGTGCGAAAGCGTAGAAGCAAATTGCGCGGGGAAGGATGCAACCTGTACTGGTGCAGTTGCACTATATGTAAAAGTTTGAGCTGTAGCTGCGCCGCCACCGCTGCTTAAACCACCAGAACCACTGATGTTTGTAACAGCCCTGGTCAAACCAGTAAACGTTGTTGCTGTCTTGCTGTTGTAACGGATGTATTCAATTGCAGCACCTGTATTACCCGGCGCAGTAACAATTACAACACCTGACTGCGGAAAGTTAGCGGTGCTTGCAACTGTAAGCGTGCTGAGTTCTGTGTTAGAAAGAGTTGCAGCTAACGTCGTAAAAAGCGGAATAGTATTGCACTCATAACGAGAGCACATGTTGCCGGAACGCATGTAAGCTTCCGTGTTACGGTTGCTGTTAGAAATGCGGTGACAATAAATGACCTCACCGTTTTGATCTTTAAAGCCGAAGCGAATTGCGCCAGCACCGTACCAGGAGTAATCGATATACATCATCTGCATCTTTGTAAGATCCAGATTGAATCCGGCGCTTCCAGTGCCGTTGCAACGATCAAGATTCCACTGAGATTGCGAATATCTTTCATCAATACGCTTACTGGCAATACAGTTTGAAACGTTTGTAGCAGAACGGTATTCAGGATAAATAACCATTGAAGTATTACTGCTAATCGATTGGACCAAATAGGTCATGCCTCGAATAACAACGTAATCACCAGGAACTAACTGCTGTGCAAATTGAGTATTTGTACCGGTTACAGAACCAGAACCGGAGTTTACTGCCAGAGTTCCAGAAAGCTGTTTCGTACTGCTCCGTTTAACGGCGTACAAGGTTTGTCCATCAAACTCAAAAAAGAATCCGTTTTGTTCATCAAAAAGACCAATACGGCTGCGAGCGCCGTACCAACCAGAAGGCGAAACAATGATAGCAGAACCTGTAGCTGTAGCAGCACTAGGAGTAGATGCTGCAGTGTAAGTAAAACTCAAGTCAGTTGGAACAGTTTGGACAAGAAACGTTCCGTTGTAAGCAGTTTCATTGCAACCAGTAACCACAACATAGGGTCCACCTGGGACTGGATAGAGAGTTGATGTTGAGCCAGCAGCTGCAGTAATAGTTCCAGTTGGTGCGCTTCTTACATCAAACTGGAACACAGTCGGACTAAGAACAGCTTTAACTGTCCAATTGCCATTAGGAGGGTTGGTAGTCGCTGTTGTACCTGTCACAAAAACAGGGTCACCAACAGCAAAACCGTGCGGGTTTGTCGTTGTGCAGTTGATTGTTAAACTGTTATTGATGAATTGTGAATAGGTAAACGCCAGGCCTGCACCAGCGTTAACAGCAATGCCAGTATCAGAGACGTAAGACGGGTTTAAGTTGTGTGGGAATTTAAGGTTGACAGTGACAGTAGCGCCAGAAGAAGTAATCGAATCTACGTTAAATTCTGGTTTTACGCATGTACCAGTACTGAATTGAATGCCTTTACCGGACTGGTAACGGAAATAACGACGCGTTTGGCGAATCAGTTGGTTACCTGAATAAGGATAGCCAGCAGTAAAAGCAACGCCACCATCAAACGAACGATGGATAATGCTTCCGTACGGACGAGGATAAAGGTTGGTAGAACCTGCAGTGTTATTGATTGTGCCTGTTGGAGCGTTGATTACTGCAAAAGTAAACGTATTAGATGTTGGAGTAGTACGTACAACCCACGAACCGTTAGGTGGGTTTGTTGTTGCAGTAGTGCCAACAACATAAACGGCATCACCGATGCTTAAGCCGTGGGCATTTGTTGTTGTACAGGTAATAGTTGTAGTCGAAAAAGTAAATGCAGTTGTACCCGTTAACGGAATACCCGAGCCCGTATAAAAGTTACCGCTGAAAATATACGTTTTTGTTGCGTCAAAAATTGAACCAGCACCAATTGTATTAGTTGCTACATACGTAAAGTTCACACCAGCGCTGACAGTGTTTACTAGGAACCAACCGTCAGCCAAAGGATTGGTCGTACTCTGGACGTAAATAGGCGTACCGACTGCGGGAGGCGTGGTCGTCAGAACAGTGACAACGCGTGTGCCAGCGCCGGATACACCTGTAATGGTTAACGGTGTAGTAACGTCATAGAATGCACTGGGCCGGTTACTTAACAGGTTCAGCGATTCCCACTTAGTTGACTGAGTGCTGTATTCAAAGTCAGTATCGATCAGTGCCTGCGGCGTAGAAACACGCAGTTTGCCCACAGGGTCCTGCAGAGTTTCACTGGGGGCAATCGGAACGGGATTATAGAAACGATCAGTCCCGTCCGGGAACATGTGCTGAAAAGATGTAGCAGGCACTGGCTTACTATTAATCTAGGCTGTTTAAATTCTAGCAGCGTTGTCAATTAAGCAGAAATTCTTTTAGCAACCAAGGTTAGATTTAAGCAGCCATTGGAATTTTTTGTGCGCCCGCGCCCGCTCTACTGCCAAATCAAGAGTTAGGTCATCGCCAACAGCACCGGCTTGTTTTGCAATTTCAGTAAATTTATCTGCTAACAGATCAGAGTTTGCTGCCAGTGTGCTGATCAAACCTTCCTGATCAAAGCAGTCGTCTGGAACAGCAGGAAGTGTGGAGTAGTTAAGATCTTCAACTGTTTTAGGAGCAGCAATATCCAAAGAACGAAGATGCTCAGCGATTGCATCAAGGCCATCTTGAAGCTCTTCATACATTGACTCCGTCAGTTTATGGATTGAGTAGAACTTACAGCCGATTAAATTCCAGTGCACAATATACGTCTGATTAAGCAAGTAAGACGTATCACGCAATGCCTGCACCAATGCAATGTAGCAGCCTGTTTTCTTGTCAGTTTTAGCCATAAGTGTCACCATTTTTCACGATTTGCCCAATATGCGGCTGAACCTTTGCCTTTAGCAATGTTTTTAGCATGTCGAGCTTTAAAACTTGCACGTTTTTGTTTCATGCGTTCAGACTCACCTTCTTTAGGTTTGCCTGCTGTTTCTGCACCTTGCTCCCCAAACCGAATGATTTTTTCGCCGCCAGTGACATCTTTCCCGCACGCTTTAACAACATGAGATTTGGTGGGATGCCCTGGAGTGCGGACAGGTTTATTGCACTGTATGTGTGCTTTGGATAGCTTTTTTGCTTTAGCTCGATCAGCCATTGTCAGACCTTGATTACCCCACGGGCTACTTTGTCATTAACACTGTCAGGAACTTCACCCTTTGTTAACTGATCGAACCTAGACGGAATCCGTCCTTTTTGCAAGGAATCAATGCTGTCGATATAGTTAGCAAGAAAAACCGTTGAGTCGCGTTTAGCTTGCGATCCATCCGATGTAGGAATCACTGGCAATGTACGGGATAGCAGCGTCAGTCTGCGGTAGCTTTATGGAACAAGGTTTTTGTTCCATCCATTGTTTTAGTTTACCAAGCCTCTCCTCCGAGTAACATGGGTGACTATCTGTATACCAGACTTCAAGAAGAGTCGACGCTTTCGACTTGTTGCAGTTTGTACAACAACAAGCTAGGTTGTTTTTTACGTTATGACCACCTCTATGTTTTGGTAAGATATGGTCAATCGTAGCCGTACCTTCGCTTAATTGTTTATCGCAGTAGGCACATTTCCATTGCCACTCTTCAAAGATGTGCTGTCTGAATTTTCGACGCGCAAGCTTAGGACTGAGAACAATAAGATTTGCTAAAAGGTCTTGCTCACAGTGGAACATGTCTGTCATGCATCCATGACAAAACTGTATGGTGCATACACCTGTCTTTTGCGCTATGCTTTTGTCGCCAGGGAGCATGGCGGAATTGGTAGACGCAGCGGACTTAAAATCCGCAGGCAGCAACGCTGTGGGGGTTCAAGTCCCCCTGCTCCCATTGCTGGATTAGCTCAGTGGTCAGAGCACTCGCCTTGTAAGCGAAAGGCCGTCAGTTCAAATCTGACATTCAGCTTAATCAATTAAAGCGGAGATGTCGTTGCAATCTTCCGCTGGGTCATATTCAGCATCCTCTAGTAGCTTCAGTAAGAAGTAGTGGAGTTTGTCTGTAACCCAGCGTAAATCTTCATCGCTGACATTGCAAACGATGGCATTAAGACGAATTTCGCGGGAGGGTTCACGAATGTAATCAGCGATTAGCTCAAGCGCTCGATAACGACCTTTCGTAAACTCTCCCAACACCTCAAAGAACCTCGCTGATTGCTTCTGCTTCGTTCATTTTTTGTTCTTCTTTCTGGAAAATTTCCAGCAGCTCCAAAGCACCTTGAACTTTTAAGTACCCTTCTTTAAGAGCAAAAACATTAGTTTCGGCTTGGCGAATTTGGTTGGCAAGGTCAGCCAGTTGCTCTTTGAGCTTGGGACCCATTTCTTTGATGATTGCTTCCATGAGATCAAAGTTTTTTAAAGTTTAACCAACACCAGCCACTTCCGCCACCCTCAACAAAAAACCTGGGGTCAGTGTTCTTGAAACTGTAACGAACATTTTTTCCAGCTTCTGCGCCGGTCTTTGCCCAGCCTCCGTTAACGAGATCAAGCTCTCCATACGGGTCCTGTACCAGCCAGTATCCATCCCCATATCCAGAAATAACCACGAAGTGACCACTACCAGAAGGATCAGATACAGCTCCATGATGAAGAATACCGGCAACAACAGGTTTGCCTTTGTCGATCTGATCTTTGACATCTTGCTCATCTGCTGTCTGCGTGAATTTAGCATCAACGTTTAATTCTTTCAAGGCACAGATATGTGGGTAACGCGCTGGACTATCACCGTACTTATTGACAATCTTTAAGTAATCTATATCGTCATTAATACCTGGCACATCTAAGTACTTTAAGCACATAGCAATGCTGCTGGATTGGCATTGGCGCCAGCCTTGAGGACCATTATCAACTTGATAAAAGTAAGGGAAGTTGCGCAGGTAACGAAGATCACCTGTAGTCGCATACGGCTTGACTTCTGTTGTTGTTACAAGTCCCTCCCAATGTTCATCAAACACCCACCACTTACCGAGGCCAAAGCCTAATTCAAGAAGCGTGTGTTTATCTTTTTTGTCGAGCACTTTACAGTTTCGAATTGTACGTTTTGCAACAACTGAAGACTTTTCATTATTGCTTAATTCTGTCGAAGGAATAGGACGTTTTTTGAACCAGGTTTTTGTGTTGCTAGTAATCTCAACTGTTCCTGTTTTTAACTCGGGAGCAGCAGAACAAAAAACTTCAACTTCTTGAGTTCGTCTACGACTCAAACCTTCTAAAATTTTTCCATCTCCTTTGTTCCAGCGGGGCAGCTCTTCTCTGGCTACTGTGTTTGGATCTTCTCCAGCATTTAGGCGCTTAAGTAGAGTGGATTGACCAAGGGCACCGGAACCGACGTTAAAGCAAAAAGAAACAAGAGCATCAAATTGATGCTGATTAATCGGCACCTTAACAAGGTTCTCTACTGCTTTTTCTGTGCTGGCAAGATCAGCTTTCAATAAAATTTCTGCATGCGCCGACGTAATCTGCGTATTCGGTTTAACGTCTGGACCTGTGTGACCGTAACCTACAGTCCAAATCCCTACGGCATCTTTATAGGAGACGCAACGTAAACCTTCAAAAGCTTTAATTAGTTCGATTCCAGCTTTAGATGTTTTCATTAACGCAGTCAACTCAACTTACATCTTAATTGATTCAAGCCGTCTCCAGTGTGGTAACTTTGTTTTCTAAAGTTTCAATGCGATCCACTGCTTCTTGAAGTGCTTTAATGGCCATCCAATACATTTGTTGTTCTTTAACGCCGAGTTGATCAGGTTGGCCTTGTGTTGCTTCTTGGAATACTGTAATAACTTCCGGAGAAATTTCAGCAACCTGCTGAGCAATAACACCAAAATTTAAATCACTTTCATTTGACTGATCTTTGTACTGATAGCTGACAATTTCCCACTGCTTTAAATGCTCCCACGTACTGTTTGCAGGTAAAATATTTTTTTTAAGATTGATGTCAGAAAGATTGACGTTATTTGCTTGAAAATTTGCAATGCCGCCGTTAGATCGAATTGCAGCTCTTGTTGCTGCGTTATCTGTGCATAACAGAAAATCATTTCCAGTACCGTTTGGAGCAGCGTTGTCATAAGCAATTAACAACCCATCACAATTTGACGCAGTACTATCTACATTGCGAAAGGCGCATCGATGGGAACCTTGCCAACAAAACTCGTGCGTTCCAATTGGAGCTACGCTTGTACCAAGTGCTAATGTCCCACTGCCAGTCAATCGCATGCGTTCAACACTTGTAGTTCCAAAAACAAGCGGTGTTGCACCGTTTGTATAAATTAAACCAGTGCTTGTATTCTGGAACGTTAAAACTCCAAGGTTTGCGTTTGCTTGTCCACCAGTTGTGCCAGTTGCAGTTGATCCATACTGTGAGATCGCAGTGCCAATAAATGTAGATCCTGATGTGTAATTTTGTACCTGGGCTTCAATGCGTGCTTCACCACCATTAGTCGCATTACGGCAAACAATACGATTACCGTCACCAATAACTTCAAATTTGTTTTCAGGACTACTCGTCCCAATTCCCACGCGGCCGGAGCTGTCGATGCGGAGGCGTTCGGTTGTTGCCGTATTGGTGTAAAAAATAATGTTCCCAGCACCAGAAATGTCCATTGCGGCTTGTGAGCCACCTACATCTCCCAAACGCAACGCAGATGCTGTTCCGGCACTATCTGCTCCTCTGATAAAAAGAGAGTGATTACCATCGGGCCTGGCAAGACTTAGATCGCCAAACGCACTTGTTGTATCAACTCTAAACTTTGCACCAACATCAAGGGTTGCTTGAGGATTATTTGTCCCAATCCCCACGTTGCCGGAGCTGTCGATGCGGAGACGTTCGTTCAATCCATCAATACCCTTGGAGTAAAGTGCAATACAACCTAAGTCGCTATATCCACTAGTGCCTTGAAGGAATGAAATCTTTGCGTTTGTGAGTCCGTATACGCTGGAATAAGACTCAATCGAGGAAATAATAGGCGTTCCGCTGCCTGTATTAGTTGAAGATTTAAGAGTAAAAACTGGGACAGCGCCGGCTAAATCGAGTCCGCTAACAGGACTACTCGTCCCAACACCCACGCGGCCGGAGCTGTCGATGCGGAGACGTTCGGTTGTACCGTCTGCAGTTCTAAACCAATGCTGGTTACTGTCAAAAACAGCTAAATTGGCAAGCGTTGGGTGCGAACCACCGTACAATTCAATGTTTGCGCCGTTTCCTGCGCCACCGAATATGGTTAAGTTTCCTGTACTGTTAGAACAATCAATAATTCGACTACCACGTATATTTACTCCAGCAACATCAACAGTTAGTGATGATGTGTCAAATGTGACTGTTTTTGTTCCATTAGAAGTAAAACCAGCAGACCCTGAAGAAAGACGGTAAAAACCTGTATCCGTATCTTGATCAAATGTAATAGAGGGAACAGTTGCAGTGCCGTCAGGGAAATTTGCTCCAACGTTGATGTAATCTGCTCCCGCTAAAATAATGCCGAAAAACGTGGCTCCTCCAGCTGGAGCATTTTTAAATACAATGTCTGTTCCTACAAGCCTAAAACCTTCTGTTGCGGTGTCGTCGGGACGCAAAACAACGCCGTTAACAGAAATCAAGCATTGTTGTGGGTTAATAGGAAACGGTACTGGAGAAGCTCCGCTGACCCTAAGTGGAAATGTTGTTGTGACTCCGTTAAAAGAAGCCCGAATATCATCAATGTTTAAGTAGCTGCTATAGGCTGCTTGAAGATTGTTACCAAGATAGGCCACGTTTTTGAGTCACACTTATTGTTCTATTGTATTTGTGGTTGACGCAAGTCGCCGTGTTATGGCGTTTGCTCTAGATAGCTTACAGAAATATCCAGGGCACTTGAAGTATCCGCACGTGCTCGCAGGATGTCATTTGAACTCAAGATAATTTTGTTACCGTTGATTAATTCAAGGGTAGAGCCGCCAGGAATAGGTGCGTTACGGATTAAGTAAACGTCGTCTCCAGTGCTTGTTACTAGATAAACATCTGCACTAGCACTTGATCCAACCTTATTGGAAATAAGAACGCTAAGAACTATAGACGTTGCTGTGGAGCCAATTGACAAAACGTTTGTTGTTGAGTTGCTTACCGCATCAGTAACCAAACTGGATTTGGTAGCCATTTTAAAAGTATTGGCCATATTAGCTCAGAGCAACTATAAGCGCAAGGTTATCGGAAGAACTAAATCCTCCGGTTACAGAAAGATTTCCTGCGATAGATACATTACCTGGGATAGTAATTGCACCAGCCGCATCTGCTGTAAGTCTAGCAACTCCCCCAGTTACAATTGCAAATTGATCCGTGCCGGGGGAAATAAAACCTGTGTTCGGATCTCCAAAGAACTTTAACGCACAATTGCTTAAAGATCCTGGAAACAATGCAGAGTTGTCTCCATTTTCAAGCATAAGCGGATATCCGCCAGCTTGTGTACCGTCGTGAACAACGCAAACATGTTTTGTTGTATCGACAGTAACTTCACCGACAACACCAGTAAAATTGCTGGTTTCAGCTGTAGTGCCGCGTCGAAACTGTACTTGTGTTGCCATTTTAGAACTTTAAACCGGGCGCACCGGTAGCCGCAAACTACTTCTGAAATTCATTATAGGTTGTTAAACACTTTAGAATAGGAGAAAAGCAAGCTTCGCGTGGCACCTGACACAATTATTGCAATCTTATCTGGTATCGCAGGTGCGGTTACTGGTTTTTCTAAGGCGTTGTCAAATTTTAATCAAAAAATCAATTTAAGGTTTGAGTCAATTGAGAAAGATTTGGACAGGCTTGAAGAGCGTGTTCTTCACGATTACGTTTTAAAAGAAGACTTTCTACGCGAAATTGAAGCCGTCCATAACAAGCTTGACAGAATTTTAGACTATCTCCTCAGTTTAAATAAAAACTGACTACACAGCCAACCAAGAAACTGTTGTGGAATTGTACATGAATAAACCAGGAACTAAATTGTCGTAGTGTAACTGACCATCAATAGGATTTGCAGGCTTGCCATTACCCCTGGAAGCAACAGCCTTTGGAGTTTGCCAGCTAGTCCCATCAAATAATTTATGGATGTAAGTACTAGATGTGTCTAACCAAGATTCACCTTTTGAAAATGAAACAAATCCTGCCGCTGGCGTATTGGGTGCAGTTGCACCAATGTAAGTAGGGCCAACTTTAATGAGCCCTGTTGAAGGCGAAGAAGTACTATCAGCGAAGAACAAACCTGGATCGCCAGAGTTGTAATTAATTGCAACTTCACCAGTACCTAATCTGATTGGGTAAGGGCGATCATAAAGAACATTAGAACGACGACCGAGAACTTGAATAGCCATAATCAAACGTTAATGTACAATCCGGCATCAACCACTGCATCCTGATCGGTCAGCGGTGAGTAGGTGCTACAGTCAATTGTACTTGTAGAAGAAGCAGGGTCAACAGGATCCCCGTTTAAGTAAGAACCACTATCAACAAGACCTGACTCAAAATTTTGATTGTAGTTGATTAAAGGTTGATTAAGCGTTCCAAATTTAATATCGTTTATAAGGGTAGGATCTACATTTAAAAGCTTGCTAAGCATTGAAATCATACGGTTTGTTGTATTTAAAGGTTTACCACTGCGGTCTAATTGATTAGTGTAATCTTTTCGAATGTTGTCAGTTACCAACATAGTCAAAAGCTGCGGATCGTAATTTGCAACTTGTTGTGGTTGATTGTAATCACCAATAATAGGTTTGTTTCCGGACCACGGCATTCCTTTTTGTACAAGCATTAATCTTTCTGCTGCTTGTTTTAACTTCTCATTCTCTTTATCAAAGTTACGATAAAAAGTATCTAGATCGTCGCCAATAGGTTTATCACTTGGCTCAAGCAACCAGTTTGAAACATATTCATGTTCTCTTAAATTATTGACAGTGCAATAACCGCTAGTTGCATTGGAAAATGGGTAAACAATTACAAAACTGTCTTTGTTTAGAACACTTGTAATTGTGTACTCGCCTGATATAGCAGAGCCGCTTGTAAAATCAAGTTGAATTTTAGTGTTTGCTTCTAAGCCGTGATCTGATGCATAAACTGTAACGTTTGGACCGGTCTGAACATAACGTGCAGTTAAAGCAATCTCCTGGTTTCCTTCATTGTGTTGAAGAGAAAACATTGCTGCATAAATGTGTTTGCACCAGCGCAACTGATAGTACATCAAGTTAGGATACGAGGTGACTGCTTTATCTTTGTAATTTGGAAGTTGATAAAAATTGTTAATTGAAATATAACCTAAGTCAGAAAAACTACCTGGAATGTCTCGGGTATCGGTGATTGTGCCGTCTTTATTTTGGGTTTGACCTGGTTTTGTAGACGTAATTGCAGTTACAGGAAATTTTCTAGCCTGTACTTCTTTGTACAAGTTATAACCAGAGCGACGAATGTAGTCTTGACAGCCGCACTGCCAACGTAATTCAGTTGTTAAAAACCTACCAACAGCAAAACCTCTGTGGGCTGGGACAATTGTTTCTGTAATACCGTTTGCAGTTCTTGCTCCATAGCTGTCGTCTCTTTGGAAAATAATTTCACTTGTTGTTACATCTACACCTGTAACGGTATATCCTACATAGTCATCGTACCTGTAACCGGGGATTAATCTGTTTAACGTCAAGTTACCAGAAGTACTGCCGCTGTCAATTGTTGAAAAAGTAAGTTGAGTTGGCGTTATTACTGTAATCTCATATTGCCCAGAAGAAACAACTCCTCCAGTAATAGAAACAAAAACTTTATTTCCAGTTGACAACCCGTGCTGTGAAGAACAATTCACAGTAACAATTGAACCGGTTCTGGAGTAAGTTGAAATTACTCCTGGATCACGTTCTACAATTCGATCGGCAAGCCGTTCTCCTGCAAAAAGAAGGGCTGGCGTAGGCAAAAAACGAAGTTGTACTCTAGTTGAAACCCAACGAGTATCGTTAAATGTTGTTGAAAGGTGGTATTTTACAGTTCCACTTGTTGTTAGTGGAGAAGCCGAAGTCACCGTAAAAGTGTTTTGCGTTTTACTTACAACAGGAAGTGTTACGTCTAATGCGCCACCAGATTGAAAATCAAGATAAACGTTTTCACCAACCAAAAACCCATGGTCACTTTTGGTTACTGTTATGGAAGTACCTACTTGAGCGTAGCTTGCGTTTATAACTTCTCCGAGATAACGAACAGCAAGAATAGGTAAACCAAATTTGTAAAAACTAAATGAGTTGGTATCTCGCATACCAACAAATTGCCCGCCTGTTTCTTGATTTATTGACGGAAAAGTAAATACACGCGCAGGGATAAATTCTCCAGGGTACTGTTGATATGCACAGTACACTCTGTAATCTCCTCTGGATTTTCGTTCTGATGCAGAAGAACCTAAAACGCTTTGGGTTATTGCGTATAACTCGTAACCGCGTCTCCATCTGGCCCAAAGAGAATCTTGATCGTAGTACTTAATTCGACTACGAACTTCATCTTTATCCGGCGTAAACTTAAACGGGTTTGCATCTAATGAATATGCAGGTGATTTCCGAAACTGTTTTGGATCTTCAAAATCACCAAAAGACTTCCCGTTGAAATTTAATTTAGCTGGATTTTTGAATCCGCCAGAATTAAACGGCATTGTCTTGCATCAATAGTATCCGCCTTGGACACCTACATAGAAACCATTAGTTAGCGCAGTGGGACCGCTTACTGCTGCATAAAGAGCTTGTCCACGTTGCAACATTAAACCACGAATTTTAGGCGATGTCAGGCTGTTTGTACTTGTAAAGTTTGCGCCAGCCTGAGGAACTGGGTGGTTAATGAGAGGAAGAACGTTATTAGAGCTGAGGCTAAAAAACTGGTTATCGTAAGTTGCGGGGATGCTAGCAACAAATAAAGGAAAGAATTGGTTTGTATTTGTAAGAGTTGCTGCGTTAACAAGATAGAAACAAAAGTCAAGTGGCAGGTAAGCATTGACATTACCGGTAATTGGTCCTGAGACAGAGGCCGCTGTTGTGCCGGTAAAGGTTGTCAGAGTTACGGAAGTAACTGTAATAATTTCATCTGCTGGTAGGCTGCCAGAGCTGTAGCTGGTGTAATCCAGAACAACTTTTTGTCCAATCTGCGCGTTGTGACCAGCTGCAATTGTTACGGTAACTGTTGTTCCATTTGCAGAGTAAGTTCCCGTTGTTGGGGACTGCGCGTCAATAGCTGTGTTATTTCGTTTTGCGTATTGAAACCAAATTTCGTCAATGTATGCGCCACTGACAGATGTATCAGTTAGAGAGGAATCAACATCAAAAATTTTTGTGGCGTTGCCAACAGATGTCGGCACCAGTGTGGTAGAAAATGTTTGGCCCGAAGCAACAGTGACAAGAGTGCTTGTAGTTGCTGGACGATCAACCAGCATTGGTTGTTTATTTGAACTAGAAGACGACACTGCGTTTTACGTTTCTGATTTTTAGATTCTAGTCTAGGTCAACAGTTATGGCATTCAGTAGAGAGAGGGAACCCTGATTTCTGCTCTTCCTACATCAGGCAACGACTCTGTAGGTGGCGTACCAGTTGAGTTTATGAACGCTTGAAGGGCTTCTCCTGCCATACGCGTTTTACGAGGAGCGCCGGTCATACCAGGGCCTGTACTGGCTGCAGATGGACGTTCGTAGGGAGGAGCGTTGCGGTTTAGTCCCAGGGTGTAGCCAAGTTTAAAGTCGCCTGGCCTTGCCACGGGAGGCTCATTTTTTCTACTCCAATCGTCGGGATGCTCCGTAGGCTGCACAAAACGATTAAAGCTGCCAAGACGTCGCATCTATCCCAACCCAAATGAGGAATACACATTGGAAGGAGCAGCAGCTGATGTCAGCATTTTATAGATCGAGTTAGCCGAAAGGGGCGATTCTTTTTGTTGCTGAAGGTTTTCTTCAATAAAAGAAGTAAGGTAGTCTTTAGAAGATTGTTTCTTTGGTTGAACGTAGAAGTTGTATGTAACGTTTGTACCAAAAGCGTCAGTTAATTGAGTTTGAGGTTGCGGTTGAACAGTTGTTTGCTGTGTGGGTTGAAGCTGAGTTTCTTTTCCTCCTTTGGTGTGAAGAAGACGAACTTCGTATCCTTCTGGGGTTGTAATGCTTCCGTACCATTTGCCAGGTTTAAAAGTTCCTGGGCCCTCCCAGAACAGCTGCTCTCCTCCTGCAATGCCGTAATCAATGCCCTTGTGGTTTGTTGATGCACGATCCGTAGGAGCGACCCTAGGGCCGTAACCAGAAGTAATTGCAAATCCCGGAGACCACTTGTCTCCTTGTTGCCGATAGAGCGGTGTACGAGCAGATCCAATTTTTAAACGTTGTAAACCTGAGCGCCAAGTAGATGGATCAATATACTGACCGTCTTTAAGAACACGAACATCGAGATGTGGGCCAGTAGAAGGGAGAACGTCTTCTCCGCTTTTTGCTACATATCCGACGTGCATGCTGTTGGTCATCAGCTCATACCAAAACCAAAGTTCTGAGGAGTGCTTGCAGCGCCAGCAATTGCACTGGCCATGTCAGCAACGCTTAAATTGCTACGTCGACCAAGAGCTAAGGTTCGCATAAAATCCATCGGATCAACAGATTTTTTTTGATCTTCGTATGGTAAATAGACGTTGAAAACAATTCCTCCTGGAGTTTGCATTTGCCGCGCAGAAATTTCTTGGGGCTTTGCTGGTTCTTGCTGCTGCTGTTGCTGTGGAGCTCCTGCAAGAGGATCTCCAAGTGTTTTTATTGCTTCTTTATAGAGAGATCCGCCGGGTTTAAACTTAGGAAGAGAAGAGCTAACAGAAGTTCCAAAAGAATCTTTTGCATTAAGTGAAACATTTGGATTGCCGCCCAAGACAGTGGCATATGCTTTTGCAATCCCCATGCCAGGTTTATAGCCGCGCTGTTGAAAATATTTTTCAACGTAAGGAAGTTGCTCAGAAATAGTCATTGGTTTATCTGGTAAACCAACTTCTTTTCTTGCTCCAGGGCCAAACTGGATTAAGCCACGATATTGACCGCCTGCTCCACCCCAGACGTTCGGCCGGAACCCAGATTCTTGGTGAACCAATGCACCAAATTCATACGGATCTAATCCCAGACGTTCGGCTGATTTAAATACAGCTTGACGGTCTGCTGATTGTAATGTTCCGATGCGTCCGGGTGCCATGACTGATACAGCTGATGAGGATTTAGCGGAAGCTGTTGCTGAGCATAAGTCGAGTGCCAACAGCAACGTCAGCGGGGCCAGGAAGTGCTTGGATAAACTCAGCGCCTTCCCGATTAAACCGATACCTCGCTTGTTCAGGATTTCGGTAATTGGGGACATAAAGATGAAGGGCTAGTCGATCCGTCTCGTATAGATAAATTGCCGTCCAGGTTTTTAGCGTGTCCCTAAAATCAGAAGTTGCAATCGTACGATCAACGTCACCAGCGATGCTTTCAATACGATTACGAGGAACGGTGTTATTGTTCACGCTACCTGTCATGTCTGTGCGTTTTTCAGCCTCATCGCACCGACCGACCTGTTCGACAATCTTGCTATACCAGAACGAATCTGGGATGTTGTTGACAGCTTCCTCTAGCCGCGCTTGGTCACCAGCGGGGATGGATGTAGTGTTGTACCCCAGGTGCCAGCGGACCTTTGATTTAAGGAAGGTATCGAGTTGCATTAGTTTTTGTTAATGCGTTTTTGGGTATCGCAGGCTATAGCTATACCCAGTAACACACTAGCACGCGCAAATTATCACTCTACGCGGACAAGATTTTCTTTAAAAATCTCATCCCAGTCGACGCGTTTAATTGATCGGAGTTGCTCTAACTTCTGGAAACGTTCAGCTGGCAACGACGTTTGCAAGTCTTTAATGTCACGGGCTGTCTTAAGTCCGACGCCAGGGAGAGAGTCTGCAATCTGCCGTGCAGTTGCTGTGTTGATATTGATGCGGACATCAAGAGGGAAAGTTTCCCGTGTTGTTGGCTTGGCTGGACGAACGCCTTCAGCTTCAAGCTGAGCAGTTAGACGTTCTTCCGTCCGAATTTTTTCGTTGGTGGCTTCAAGATGAGGCGTCAAGTCGTTTTCTTCGACATAGATAACCTCATCTTGAGAGTCCACACACATTAAGACACCGTCTCCGTGTTTAGAAACAACTTCAACGAGTCCGCCAGTCAGTTTGTATTGGTAGAGCATTCCATAGGAGTGACAACTACCAATACAATACCAACATTAACCTTGTTGCGCTACTGATCAGATGTCGTCGCCACCAATTTGGGAAGCAAAGTCAATCAGACCCTCAATGTCACGCCAAGATACAGCAGCCTGTGGGCGGATGTAGTTCACGCGACACACAAGGTAGCCTGCACGTCCAGCATCAAAATCAGCTTGGCTGATGAAGATACCGGCGCCGTTTACCGTTGTGGAGGTAATGGCAGTAGTGTTGAACACCTTGAAGGTGGTGTCCGAAGTTACTTTGTACATCATGCTGTTGGCAAGGTCGCCAGCAACAATGGTAGAAGTAACGCTAGACGGGAAGGGAAGACCAGCAGCCGTACCGCCAGACAGGCCCTGAGTAAACAGGGAGCTGGCAGCAGTGATGCTTGATGTAGCAGCGGCAAGACCGTTCAGCTGAGTAGCAGGAATACCAAAAGGTACGCCAGCGTTGTTAGGACCAAGAACCAGCAGCTCGGAAGTGGTACCACCAATGTTGGCAGTCACAGGATCAGCGGGGAAACCAGTAACTGTGTAGTCTTGGGCCACCGCGATCGACGCACCCACAACGTAGGTAGGACGAGCTGAAGAAGCTGGCACCACGAGAGAGGTGCGGTTGTCGCGCACACGGTCGTCAGGACGACGATCCGGGGAAGGCACGGTGATGTCAAAGCTCTTGAAGTTAGCTTTGTCAGCAGCAAGGTTGCTGATCTTAACGTAGCCAATAGTTTCGTAAGCTTCAACACCAGGCCAACCAAACACACCCTCGCCGTTGTAACCAGAGAGGCGGTTAACCTGGTTGCCTGGCTGCAAAATTGCGCCAGCGTTTGATTTATAAGTAGCCATTGTTAGTTACCTCCTCAAACGATGGTGAAAGCTGCGGTGACGAAGTCCTTGTTCAGGTTGGCAAAGCCAGCGTACAGCTGCCAAATCAAGATGATAAAGCGGCTGAAGTCATCGTTGTTGTTGATGAGAACCTGAGCGTTGGGGCCACCGATGCCCACGCCAACGGCCTGAGGACCGAAGAACAGAGCAGGAGGGGTGTTGTGAGACACAGCGCCGAGACCGTCGCCAGTGTCCACAGTGATGGACTTGTCAGCAAAGTTGGTGGACTCGAAGAAACGTACGCCTTCAAAGACAAAGCCAGAAGGCATGATCGGTTCACCAGCCACGAATTGAGCTTGGCCGTACTGACCGCCGCCATAGATGGAGGCGTTGGGAGCCATGGCACCCATCAAGGGGTTAGGCTGGCCCATGCCAGGGTAACGAGCCACTTCACGGAAACCTTGGTCAGCACGCAGATCCTTCATGAAGGAGGGATCAGCAATGCAGCGGTAGTAACCATCAGCAAAGACGGGCACGTTGCGCTTACGGAGTTGCTTGACAACTTCCAGAAGGTCGGTCTTAACATTGAACTTATAGCGCTCAGAGGCATACTCAGTAGCGGAATAAGCAGTCAGCGTGGTAGAGCCAGTCCTGATCTTACCGTTGGGGTAGTAGTAACCACCTTGGGTGTCAGAAGAGGCACCACGAGCTTCCGATTTCGAAAACTCATCAAGGAACACACGATCGCGCCAGCGGCGATAGTCATCCAGCAGGGTCAGCGAACCAATGGACTGGTGGAACATGTTAAGGTTCCCGGTGTCCAGCAGCAGACGCTGAGCGGTCATCAGAGTCTCACGAGCAATTTTGAAAGTGCTCGGGAGGTTGGAGTTGTTCGGGTCGGCAGGACCAGTGTACTCACGCAGAGAGACGAGCACTTTGTCCTTAACGATGGAGCGGCTATTAGCCGTACCAATCGTTTGGTCTTGGGTACGCTCACGCTGAGTTTTGGTGCCGGGGTTGCCCCAGAAACGGTACCGGTCTAACTGAACAGTTTGACCAGGCTGTTTAGTGAAGTCGTGGACAACAACAGGCTCGGCTGCCATTTCCACAATATAAGCCGGGTGGGGACGGTACAGCTCCGCGCCCAACAGCTTGGGAAAATCGTTCTCCTGATCTCCAGTCTCCTGAAGGGGTGGACTATCTCTTCACCCTGTAAGGGTGCCGGGCGCTAATGGCGTATTACGAATGAAGCGTCATTCACCGCCTAGTCTCTGCACCTTCCAACTACGTACTTAGTTGGCTTGGCTCAGGATTACCCTCGACTTGACGTTAGGGCTTCCCTGAATTCACCCGGTTTTCACTGATCAGTTGCTTGATCAGGCGACAACGTTGACTACTCAGCTAAGGCGGAAAAACCTATCAGGATCTGAGTTAGCTATCGATAAACATGTTGGTAATTCAGCGTAAGTTTTAGCTGAAACCAGGATCTGGAGGATCCTTGGGTACAGTAGTTTCCGGTTTCCCGTAACCGCTGCTTGCCTGGAACTTCCGTCCCATTGAAAAAATTATAGCAACCCTTTATCAATCCAGATTATTTAAGTTCAGTAGTTTACCATCTGCGGAGCATTGTGACCGGCAAGCATATTACCTGCTGTATACGACGTTGGCGCCATTGTACCGGTTGCTCGGTAAGGATTGATGTAACCGTCTGCTGGTTGCAGTGAGATGGAAGAAGCTTGAACTTCAGGGTTAATTCCAGCGGTAGCACTCATCATGCCAAAGGCTGCTGCTGGATCTTCCTGTTGCGCAGTTTTTTTACGACCTTTTGATTTGCTAACTGCTTTTTTTGCTTTTGCTTTGTCCATCAGCGGTTACCTTTCTTTTGGGGAGCGGGAGGCATAATACCCATGGGAAGTTGTCCACGCATAGGCATCATTCGAGACATCATCATTTGCTCACTGGCAAGCATCTGATCTTGTGTAATTTCTGTTGCTTTAACATTACGATCTGTAAACAAACCATGTTGCGGCAACGGAGATCCTGGAAGGTTTAACTTTAGGTAGGCAGCATCCAGGTTTTGTGCCATTGGAGGTTGCGGAGCACGAGGATCACCAACACCGGTTCCGTCACCCATCATCCGCACAGCAGCAAAATGATCTGTATTACCTGCTTGAACCTGCTGTGCAAGATCGTAACCACCAAAACCAACCAATGAAGGTGAGCCAATTGGTCCGCCAGCTGTGCCAATACTGGCCAAGAACTGTTGCGTCCTGGCACCTACACTGGCTTTTTTTGATGCCATTTTTTTAGAAACAAAAACGGGGCAGCTATTGCTACCCCTTATTTTACAGTTACTATGTTTTCTAATAAACGGATTATATCAACAATCCGAGTATCACTCCATCACCATCAGCTTCTGACGGAAAGCGTCGGGAGATGCCATGTTCAGATAGCGCCAGGCATTGGAAGGATCACGTTCGGCCAGAGCACCAAAATTGTTCCAGAAGTCGGCTGGGTTGCCTTGTGCTTGAGGCTGCGGAGGAGCAGGCATCTCAGGGCGCTGAGGAGCCACAGGACGCTGGAACTGTTGACCAACGGCTTGAGGGGCACGGCTGTAACCAATCTCTTCGTCAGGCACCGGATAGGGGCCATTTTCACCGAAGAACTCACAGGTGTAGTCAGCCAGGACATCCGGATCGGTCAGGATGGTCTCATAGGAGCGGTGCTCGTTAGAGAGTTCCTGGAGCAGACCAACAGCCTCAGTGAGCTGCTGGTTGGTAGCAATCAGAGCATCTTCTAACTGACACGCGTAGCTATTGAGAATAGCTGGCACGTCAGCACCGAAGTGATCAATGACCTGAAGACTAGCTTCGCTTACCCCGCTTGCGCGGAGTTGGTCCGGGCTGATTTCCTGCGAAGTTTGGGAATAACCGTTGGAGTAAGCCTGGTTGTTGTTGATCCCAGGCATAGAGGTCGGCATCCCCGCGTTGTTGTACTGGGGAACCGGTTGGGAATTGTAGTTGACCGGTGCGACTTGTTGGTTCGCGCTCGATTGTTGACCCTGGAACGGGAATTGGACGGGCGAACTCAGGAGCCCCACTACCCGGTTGAATGCCTCCTTGTAAGGGTTCTCCGATTGTGGTGCTGTTTGTTGGGGCGCCAGGGATTCCTGGTGGTAGTACGGTGTAGGGCTGGATTGGTAGTTGCTGACCCCCATCTGGGCCTGCATTTGCGGGGCTGGGGCCACCGCTTGCTGGTAAGGCGCCACCCATTGGGGAGACGTTGCCACCGCCGGGGCCTGAGCCGCCGTCTGTGCTACCGGAGCCGCGTAGCTGATCGGCTGGGTCTGGGATACTTGGGGTACCGATTGGATCGGCGCTGCGGTATCGGCCTGCATAGGTTACCTCTTTTTGTAGGCTTTCGAGAGTTCGGTAAAGGAAGGGAGTGAGATCTAATCTCGGATCCGCAGCCATTGGAAGATTGGGTTGCTGCGGATGTGGTGTTCGCATCTCTTGATTGATTAGATCAATAAATGCGGAGTAGGCCCTCTGTACTTCCCCTACCATTCGGAATGGGAAACCGGAGAGCATTCCCGCGATTTCGTCATCCGTTTTTGAAGGGAATAAATACTTCAGTGCTTCAATGCTATCAACACCTAATTCTTGTAGGTTACGAGTAAAGATAGATTGGTTTAATTTGTCTTGTGCAGTATCTTCATAAACGGGTCCCATCCAGCGCCAGTTAACTACCCGATCCCCGTCCGGCGCTAATCCAAGAACGCCATCAGGTACTTCTTTTGTTTCCAGGGCAGTGTCAATAGCTTTTTGAAGTTTTTTTTCATACACTGCTTTTTGTTTGTCGTATTTAATTTGCGCAGCTTCGTCATTAGGATCTTCCGGAGGAGCCGGATATTTGATGCCGGAGGCGTACGCCAAAGACTTACGGAAAATCTGTTCCTCCTGGAAGATCATTAATTCAAAACACTTGCACACTCCATAGGTATAAAGTTGTAAGCATTTTTTCTTTGCAGTAGCACTTACGCGTCCATAAGCTGATTTAATCTCCGTAGCTGTTACATTTGTAATGCTAAGGTCATCGATACCACCCAAAGCAAGCCGGATCTCATTACGAAGTTGTTCGGAATACCGAGCTTGATCAGAGCTAACAGCATTGGGAGTAATGAAGCCAACACGATCAGTTGGCTCCAGGTTTGCAATGACTCGTGGTACACGCATGCCACTACCTGGACGCCCAATGTATCCAGGAGCCTGGCGACTTACGTTGTCTTGTTTGTACGTTGAACTTGAAAGAAAGAAGTCTGATTGGAATCCAGATTGACTGGAAATGCTGGGTCTCTGCGCAACATCATTGTCTTGGCTTTCAATAATGTCTTGCTTGGGGCGAGAAGAAAGAAGAGTAGGGTTGCCAAAGAATGAAAGGTTTGCTCTGATATTTTTAACCATTTCATCGTGAGCAAGAATTTGATTGGATAACCACTCAAATTCACCTACACCTTCTGTGCCAAAAGCATCGGGATTGTTAAAGACTTCAATGCAAGGAATAAATTCCATTGTATTGATTACAGTCTTTTTTTCGGTTATACCAAACTCCATGTTTGGCATGTCGAATGTAATTTCTTGTTCGCTGTGGAACTCTTCGATTTCTGTAGCGGTAATGCGAAGCCGCATGTAACGCTTATCCGTATTTAAACCAACACCCTGGAAGCCACGCGAAGCTTTAACTTTGTACGGATAAATGATGATAACTTCTTCTAGTTCACCTTCTGGAGAGTAATAGGTTCGATACGCGTCTTTATCAAACCAATAAAGGCGGTACGTTTTTTTGGTAGGACGTATGTAGAAAAGACCTTTTCCGTAGCACAAGAATCGATCCCAAATGGAATCTAGCCTGGCATCGAGCTTGTTAAATTTGATGACTTGTTGAATGAAGTCAAACCGTTGAGTACCGAAATTATCTTGCTGCGGATAAAACTCAACTCCCTGACGCACCCCAAACATTTTCATTTGGGATAGGTGCGCATTAACCAGCATGGTGTCAGCCGTGCCGGTACCATCGCGGTTTACGACGGCTTTGAGGATAGCGTCGAGTGCGGATTTACTACTATCGCTCATTGCTGCTTAAGAGTCAGATTATTCTTCAATATCGTAGCCAGCGGAAAGCCGTTTGAGTGTGATGATGTCATCTTCAACCTCAACTTCAAACCTTTCATTTGGTTGAAGGGCCATGTCGTGGCACAGCTCATCAGGAAGAGGAATGACTGCAGAACCGTAAGCGTCTTGCTCCAGTTCTACATTGTAATAGCTGGTAGACATTGTGAAGGTGATTTCTTTAGTTTAAATCGTCAATACTCTAACTGCAGTGCGCCTCTGGTCATTAAGCCAGTGCACAGCCAAATTAAAGCGTCAACGCAGTCGTCGTGAGAGCTTACACCAAAGTTTACGATCTCATCTGTTAAAGCGCCAAATCTGCGAAACCTGTTAAAGATGATTTTACGCTGCTCAAACAAACCCATGATTCCTCTAAACCGCGCAACTTTATCCCCACGAAAACCTTTTACTGCATGCCAGTTCATGTTGTAAAGCCCGTGTTCGCCTAAACAAATTCGTTTAAAGTCTGCCTCCAGGGATGCTTGGTATGCGACGGCTTCTGACCAAATGTCAACGTGGCTTCCTGTTGGGAAGTATTGATTCTTATCTTTGTGGATGACGCCCCATTCTTCCATCATTTCCATTAAGGCTTCTAGTTTTTCTAGGTTGCCCATAATCCGGAGACGTTTGGAGTCGATGATATGAATCTTGTCTCCGACACGCCCACCCATTACAAAAACGGTGTAGTCATTACGTTCTCGTACACCAGCGGAAAGATCGACGCCAACGCCAAGGGTGTCGAATTGTGTAGCGATGTTTCCTTTAACAATCAAATCTGGCGAAAGAGACAGCTCGCTGGTTTGAACAATTTGGTTTTGATACTGAAAGCTGAATGCAATGGGAGCTTGGCGACGCCTGTCTTGCAGGTATTCCAATGACCACATTTCGGGCCAGTATGATTCTTCGTCTCCGTGCTCATCTACGGTAATCGCTGATTGAACGATTTGGACCCAATCATTAGCTGGAGTAAAAGTACTGTTGTGAATGTCGTCGTGCCGGAAACGTGTGCCAAGGCAAATGGCGCGTCCGCCTTCAAACATAGTAGGAACAATAACTGAGTTCCAGTTATCTTCCATTGCTGATCGGATGTCGCGGTTTTTAATATCGTCGGCACTCTTAATAGCATCATCGATAATACACAGATGGGAACGCTTAGAGGTCACAGCACCTTTAAGACCAGCACAACAAACAGTGAATTCTTCTTCACCGGTTGATTTAATGCCTGCAAATTTCCAATCAATACTCCAGTATTCATTGGAGTTAATTCCTTTGGCAATTTTTACCATTGGAAAAACTTCTTTGTACGCTTTGCTTTCTTCAATAATTCGTTTAATGGCCGCGCTTTTGGGACGGGCAACATCAACGGTGTATGAGATATAGAGAATTTTTAACGGTTTTTTGTGCAGAGCGTGAACACCAACTGCCCAAGCAGTATAGAGACCTAAGATTGTTGACTTTGCTGAACCGCGAGGTGCCAAGATGTCAATGTTTGGTCCACCAATGCCGATTAAACATTCAGTGCTTTCGTTAGTACAGAGATAACGGTGCCATTCTTTGTGATGTCGTGCTGGCGGTTTGTCACCTACAACGTCACAAAAATAAGCAAAATCTGTACGTGCTCTTTCTACATCAATATTTGTTGTTTTTTTAACAACGCGTTGTTGTGCTGCTGCACGAGCAGTACGACGGTAAACGGAATAAATGCTAGTGCCTGCCATGCCCGTAGCATAGCGTACTAATCCTCAGGATTCTTCTGACAAGATCTTGGTCCAAACACCCATAGAAGCTTCCTGGAGAGGACCTTCAATGGGATCATCTCGAAAGATGGATAACATTTCACGCAATGCTCGGTCTGCGCCAGCAAGGATTAAACCTTGTTTATCAAGCAAAACCTTTTCGTCGTTCAGTTGTTTAATTGAGCCACGCAGTTCTTTTTGGAGCATTGCAATTCTCGACGTGCCCATATCTTGTTTAACCATGCCCATGTCAATGGCATCGCGTAACTTGGCGATGTCACTTTGCATAGAATCAATTTCGTCTTCTAAGATAGCGTTAAAGTTTCGTTTTTTGTATTCGTTTTGCGACCACTCATTGCACTCTACAATGCTACCTGTAAACCCGAGAAAACGGGCATACAGGTACATTTGAATTGGAGAAGATGTACGTTTACAAAATGCAAGAAAGGATTCGCGGTCTTTGTCGGTTAAACTTTGAATCCAGGTTTTCATGCACGGTATTGGCGTTGCGCCTGTTCGTAATCTCTGTTCTCTTTATAGCGCCTAAACATCTCTTGTTGCAAGTCAGTTGTACGTTGTTCACCTGCAGTAGTCTGGATTCCTTTACGCTGCTCTTCTCCAGAAACGCGAGTAGTTGCACGTTCTTGTTCGCCACGAGCACCAACTAAACGCTCCTCACCGCCATAACGTTCAGCTTGTGTTGCACGCTCTTGTGCTCCGGATTCCCTAAGCAATCCAGTTTCTCCTAAGTACCGTTCTGCTTGGGTTTGACGTTGCTGCGCTCCAGTAGCCCCAATTAAACGTTCTTCACCGGTGTACCTTTGAGCCTGTGTTTGACGTTCTTGTTCGCCGGCTGCTGCATAACCTAAACGTTGTTGCTCGCCAGTAACGCCAATTGTGGCACGTTCTTGCGTTCCACGGGCACCGACCAATCGCTCTTCACCACCATAACGCTCAGCTTGGGTTGCACGCTCTTGCGCACCAGAAACGCCGATTGTTGCACGCTGTTGTTCACCTGTTGCACCAATTAAACCGGTTTCACCAGCATATCTTTGAGCTTGGGTTGCACGCTGTTGTTCACCTGTTGCACCAATTAAACCGGTTTCACCAACATATCTTTGAGATTGAGTTGCACGTTCTTGTTCACCGGCTGCTGCATAGCCGAGACGTTGTTGCTCACCTGTGGTTCCGATTGTGGCACGTTCTTGCGCTCCACGAGCACCGACCAATCGTTCTTCGCCGCCATAACGTTCAGCTTGGGTTGCACGCTCTTGTGCACCAGCAGTTTCTAAGCCAGTTCGATATTGTTGGCCTGTTGCACCAATAGTTGCACGTTCTTGTTCGCCAGCGGTAGCTGTTGTTAAACGTTGTTCGGCGCCGGCACTTTGAGTTCGCCTGATGTCTTGACCGGTAAAAAACTCACTGTTAGTGCGATCAAGTTGGGCGCCTAACTCCATGTTTAAGCGTTGTTGCATTGCCGCTATTTCATCAAGCGCACTTTGCGTACGTACAGCTTGAGTTGGTGTAGGAGTAACCGTTGGAGGAGGCGGCGGTGGATTATAAACAATCTGCGGGGGCGGCGGTGATGAGCTGTTTCCCATTGTCAGTCAGTCTTTTAATGTATTATAATCAGGCTGCTCTACCGCGTGGAGCAAGACCTTGAGCGTTTGCCATAGCAGATTTCCAAGCTGCGTCAGAAACGGCAGACAAGTCACGGCTGAATGCTTGGGATCCAAGATCAGCTTGTTGTTGTGCCATTAAACCACGTGCAGCTACAGAACTAGGAAGATTTTCAACAATTTGCCTACCAAGATTTCCGTAATAAAAATCTAGAGCCCGCGTTTGTCCTGCAGTTCTTTTAATAGATGCTTCTAGTGGACCAAGCATTGCTAAGTTAGCTGCTTGTTCATCTGTTCTTATCTCACGAGCAAAATCTCGGTACTTTCTGGTAAGACGATCAAGCTCATTTTCACTAATTGGGCTTGCCGGGTCTGAATAAGTTGGGGGAGTTAAAACGTTAGAAGAAGGTTCTGCCCCAGGTGAATTAATACCGAAGTTTGCATATTGCCCAAGGTCAACAGCTTTACCGGTTGTAAAATCAATTCCTTTAAAGGAAGGAAGTTGCGTTTTTGATGGTAGTTGTTTGTATTCATAGTAGTCTGGTGCAGCTCCTGTTGCAATTCCAGGAAAGTATTTTTTCCAGGCAGCGCTACTACCAAGCCTGGAAGTGATTGCTTCAAACGGCGTGGAGAAGTCTGCCATTATCAAAGATAACGATATTGGGTGCCAGCAATTTGACCAATATTAGCTAGTGCCTGCCCGGCTTGTCCACCAGCAAGTTGTTGGCCTTGCAGTTGCATCTGGGATTGAGTGGCCAACATGGTGCTTAATTGTGCAGCAGCAGCATTGCGTTGGAAGTCGCGGCGTTTAACAGCATCGCTAGCCTGCAGTTGATAGTCTGCAAGACTGCGAATATTTTGGTTGTTGAGGTCTTGAAGTTGTTTTTGATATTGGATATGGGCTTGGAAGTTGCCAAAAGGATCTTGTTGAGGAATAAGACCGGGGTACCCGTATGGGCTGGTATCAGGGGCGGCACCAGTTGGATACTGAGGACCGCCGCCAAGTTCTTCTGGTTTGAATGTTGCTGCGCGCCCCAGTCCAACAGCACCAAGAGCTGCTTTACCTACACCACCAGCAACGTTTGCAGCTGGACCTGATGCATCGCCTGCTAAACCGCCGATAAGGGGCACTGCTGCGGCTGCACTAGCAAGCGGAATTCCGATTTTAGCGGCGTTGCCAAGTGTGGACATTAACTGTCCTGTCTGTGTACCGGCAAACGCTGCTCCCGCCGGTCCTGTCATAGGAACAGCAAATCGTCCTGCTGCTTTTTCTGTAACACTTTTAATTCCTTTGCTGCCAAGACCGCCGCCAAAATAACCAAGACCGCCACCAAGCGCAGCTTTACCTAAATCACCTTCTCTTAAGCCAGGGGCTGCACCCATTGCAGCGGTTACGTACGGGAGCGCTTGCATAGCAAACCTTCCAGCACCAAGTAAAGCAGGCAGCATGATTTAAATCCTCTTGTTTGTTATTTTAAATGAAATACGCTTTAGCCAAAAAAGCTTCCTGCGCCGCTACCTAAAGAACCTCCGATAGCAGCTCCAGCGGGTCCGCCAACGAGGGCTCCACCAATGGTACCGACTAAGCCCCCGATTGTTTCACCAAATCCTTTTTTACCAGGTGTACCTGAAAAGTACACTGGCGGTTGTTGTTGCGAGTAAACAACATTTAACTCTGGAGACAAGTTAAACGCACCTCCGGAACGAGAGTCACCAAAAGCAGCGCCTCCCCAATCTCTGTATTTGTTATCATCGTCAGACGAACGTCCTTTTAAAAACCCAGAAGCTAAATCAAAAGCTTGTTTCCACTTATTGCCACTGTCCCCAGAAGAGTATTTATAGTTTGACGAACCAAAGTCTCCCGTGAATCCTCCTTTTGGTTTGTAGATATAATCGTCAGTTTTAAAGAAACTGCTAGCCATCTTATTTTACGTAAGGAGTTAATTGTTGCCAGTTTTGTGCGTTGGGTTGGCCCAGGGCTTGGGCAGCTTCTTGGAAAGATCCGTGTTTATGCTTTAAGTATTCTATTGGATCTTCTTTTTTAACACGACGCTCTGCTGCTTTTTGAAAAAGTTTTTTGGCAGCATAAGCGGTGCCAATAGCAGCAACGGTTCCAGCTACTGCAAGTCCTGCAATTGTTGCAGTGCTTGGAGCTGTGATACTAGTTGGACGATAAGTAGAACGGAGTTCACCTTGTAGTTCAGAAGCCGCTGTGCTTAACTCACCTGTTTTTCTTTTCGCGCGGCTTAAACGTTCTTGAAGAACCATATGCTCTTCTGGGATGTTAAGAAGATTGAGTTTTTCTTTTGCCCCAGAGATTAAGCTTTCTTTCCGTTGTTTTAAACCTGCAATTTTACTTTCTAAATAGTTGATGTTTTCTGCGCTGTCGCTAAAAGAAATTGAGGGTTCTAATTTATGTACCACTTGCCGTTTGTATGATTCAGCTGCGTGACGTTCTGTTTTAGTACGCTTAACTCCCATGCCGCCCTGTTCTGCTGGCGCTGCCATCATGGCTTCTACACCAGGGTCGTCCATTGTTTTGGGGATTTCTCCTTTTGCACGACCTAATGCATACTCGTATTTTGGAAGAACGTTATCAATCTTTCTAAGCTGTGTTCTTGTTTGCAAAGCTTGTTTGTGAACAAGCAGCGATGCTTGATCATTTGGATCTGGACCGTACTGCTCAAGGGTGCGTACACCTTTTGATTTCATTTCACCTTCAACACGTTTGACAATTTGTTTTGTTTGTAGAAGGCGTTTTTCTACGGGCTCCAGCTTGGTTTCTAACGCTGCACGTTCTGCTACAGTTTCTGGGCTGTAGTCAACGCCTTTCATGATCCTGGCTTCTTTTACATCCTGAGGAAGTGCTTTGTAAGCGGCAGCAGCAGTGCCTAGTCCAGCAACTGTACCAAGCAAGCCACTGGCTGTAACAGGAAAGCCTTTAACACGGATCTCAGGATCATTAAGACCTTTGGCTGTGCCGCGAAGCAACCCGCCAATAGTTGTAAAAGATTGTCCTTCAGGATCGATTGAAACAAGCTGGCCAGGTTTTGGCTTTGCTTGTTGGTAGCGACGGTATTGAGAATAAGTAGATGGAGCTACATCAGGTCTTTCTTCTTTGAAATCTTGGTAAGACAGGAGCTGGCTGCGCTGACCTAATCCGTAACGAAGTCCAATTTCCAGGGGGATGGACTGAGGTGTTTTTCCTGTTGGATCTTCTTCTTTTGATTTTGGTGCAACAGCTTTGTAGCCAGCTGGACGTAGACCTTGAGATAGAGGTCCGCGCACTCCGCTTAACGACATTAAAGCAATGGGCGCTGCAGCCGTTAAGACGGCTCCAGTAACTGGATCAACACCAGCTTTTTGGGAGATAGTTTTACCAAGTTCCCCTGCCATTCGCGGAACATTGGTATATTTCCAAACAGAACCTAGTGTTTTATTTGTCAGTACATCTGCTACGGCTGTAGCTGCTGCTTTTGCAGGTTCTTTGACTGCCGATTGAACTGTATTAACAATGTTACCTAGATTGCTTCCGTATCCGTATTTACTTGTATACAAACCCCCGCGCAACTCTTGTGCAGCATCAGAAAGAAATTTTCCTGCTGCAGTTAAGCTATTTGTAAGATAGTTGGGGTTTGAGTTTAAGTTCATTACCTCAAGATGTTGCGAACCATTTCATTTGCAGTAGTGGACGCATCTTTTGAGCTGTGGTGATACATGAAAGTTGGCGGACTATAGTTACGCGCGTATGCTAATTGAATTTGGTTGTTAACTCTTTGCTGTTCTTCAGCAGCATGCATTTGCTGCATTGCATACAACTGATGAAAGTCAGCATGGTTTTCTTGGGTAATTTCAGGTTCAATTTGATTTGCAAATTGAGCTGCTGCTGCGCTACCTAAAATACCACCGGTTGTTGCAGCAGCAAACGCAGGCGTACCAATAGATTGCAATGCTCCAGAAACAGGAACATTTACAGCTGAGTGAACGCCAGCGTGAATTAGAGATTGAGGAATTGATTGGGCAGGACGTTGACCAACCATCCGAGGAACGATTTGTTGTGCAGCAGCACCTAACGCAGCTTCAGTCCCGATTGCTTTTCCAATCTGTTTAAGACTGGCGGGATCAGTAAAATATTGCTTTAGGGCACTGCCAGCTGTGCGGATTGATTGCGGAATGTTCATCCGATTTGCGTTCCTGATTCTCCGGGGAATTTACTTGCAGTTTGCGGACTTCTTTCGGAAGATCCTGCAGTAGCGTCTTGTGAGGAGATATACCTAAGTTTATCTGGACCTACCCTATCTTCTTCTGAAATTAAACCTCTTTCAACACCTTGGAGATAGCGATTTAAAAAACCTTGTGCAAGAGTGTTGTCTGCTGGATCTTTAAAGTTGGGTTGATTTGTTCTTGATGCGTTATCAATTTTTACTTGAGATTGATCTGCAATGTCTTGAAAAAATCCGTTACCATAAAAACCTTTGTAGTCAGGGTTTTTATCTAGCTTACTTGCAAATGCGTTTTTAAATTGAACAGAAGCGTTTGGCCCCAGGGTTCCAGCATCTGGGTGGAAGCCAGCTCTCCAAGCTTGGTCAGGAGGAGACGTGTAATCTTTTGAGAACGGTTGTCTCACTGTTCTTTTTTCTTGCGGAGTTTGCTTAAAGTTTTAGCAAGATTTGCTTGACGAACAGTTTTTTCGTCGTGTTTTTCTGGGTTAGCAGACACCTCGGCTGCGTATTCTTTAACGCTTTTGCCAGCTGCTTCTGCTTTTTTGGTAAAAGCGCCAGGGTGTTTAATGGCGCCCTGAATCCATTTCTTATCTTCAGCCATGGTTGGTAATCAGAAAGGAAGAGAGTTTACTCTTTTAGCAATGCTGGCGGCAATTTGCATTTCAGGTACAAACGTAGAAGACCGTTCAAAACGCCTTACTTTGTCTGCAGCTTTTTGCGGAAGCCAAGCTTTGGCCATTTCAAAGGCTAAAGTTTTTACTTCGCTAGGAGTCAGTTTACCATCGGCAACAGTCTGGACGGCAAGTTCAAAAGCTGTATCAACTTGAGATCCTCTCCAGCCGTGAAGGTTTTGGTCGAGGATTGGGTCAATGATGTTGTAAGCTTTTTGGACTAGCGGGCCGTAACGAAGCAGTAACCTTGCTCCTCTGGTTTTATTGATTTGCATAGTCAAACCAGTAGCTGCAGCACCGATAGCAGCCGCAATGATGGGTTCCAGTAATTCCATGACAACCTCTATTTGTTTTTAATTTAGCAGAAGGTGCTATCAGAAAAGCGACGGTTGGTAGGCTGCTGCTTTGGAAAGAGCTTTCTGCATTGCCGTCCGTAAATTTTTGCCGGGGCGGGTGCCCATGTATTGCTCAGTAGCAACAGCTTCTTCCAGTGCTGGAGTAGAGCGAATTTGCGGTGCTACGCCTGCGCCAGGGATTGTTAGTTGTTGGGGCCGCCAATCGTCACGCTGAGTAAAAATTGTAGACGGTGCTTCAAGTTCAATTGTTTGAGACGCTCCTCTAGTACCTGGCCCAACTTGAGTGTAGCGAGGACCTCTTTCTTCAGGTAATTGTTTAAGTGCTTCTGCAGATGCAATTAAAGATGCAATTTTTGTTTGACGTTCAGAAGGAGTTAGGTTGGCAGGTTTGTTTGCATATTTAGTTGCGGTTGGGCGTTCTAAAGCTTTTTCAGAATAAATTAAACCTTCGGGGGTAACTCTTTCTGGGAACTGTTGAGCAAGCATAGTGCGTTCAGACGGGTCAAAAGAACGTGGGTCAATTACATCAGAGCTAACGCCTTTAAAAGTACGACCTTCTTTTCCCATGATGCGTTGTGGTTCAACTGCAGTACCGCGTACAGGTGTAACAGATCCTGCAGCTAACATCTTTTCTGTAACCGTATTAGGGTGCATTAATTCCCCTGTATCAACATGACGGTAAAGGAAAGGAGTTGCTTCTAATTCACTGCCGCTAGAAAAAGAAAGTCCGGATCCACCTGGGTCGCTTTCCAGTGCTTCACGGCGTCGTCCAACGCCACCAACTTCTTGGCGGCCAGCGCCACCAGCTGCACGCATGCGATACAACTCAGGGGTTGCAACTGCTTTTTCAGCCGGAACAGCAGACATGCCTACAACATCGCCAGTTGTTTGGCTGACAATAGGAACCATTTTTGTTCCTTGTTGAATTTCCTCTGGGATGGAGAAAAGAACAGGCATATCTTTTGCTCGGTTTAAACGAGTTGTTGCTTCAGTCCAATCACTGTGCGCATCCATTAAAACTTGTCGTTGCGCTTGAGGAAGTTGATTGAACATGTTGTTTGTAATTTTGTCAGTCGGTTCTTTTCCAAACTGCTTTAAAATCCCTGCTTTTACATTGTTTAGTGTAGTTTGTTTGCCAATTGCAATATTTTCAAGAGCTTGAACTTGCGTCGGGTTTGTTGTCATAAACTCATTTGCGTTAGGTTCGCCAGCGCCAACAACACCGAATGGTTTAAAGAAACTTTTTGTTGGAACAGTTTCGCCGCCAGGGAGTGTGACATTTAAAGGAAGCGCACGTTGTCCAGCCGCTTCTAACAGCTTAGGATCTTCTGTGATGTCGTACAGACCTGTAACTTGTTTTAAGAAAGTAAGTGCACGCGGGTCTGTTTCGGCTTCAAGTCCAGCTGCTTTGCGTTGTTGAGGTGTGCCTTCAATTTGCATTTTGAGTGCAGCAAGTTGTGGCGCTGCTTCTGCTAAACGTTCTTGCCTTGCAATTTCACGTTGTTGTTTTGCTTGCTCGACCCAACCAGCTTTTCCTCCCAAGTAACCTTGAACTTTGCCGAGAACGCTTTGTTCGCCAGCGGTAACAACACGTGGATCAATTGTGCTCGATTGACGCCAAATTTCACTTGCAGGAGCATATTCTTCTCCGCTTAACAGAGAAGAGTAACGACCTTCGGGATAAACTCCTTGTGCTTCACGTGTTGCAATAGCAGCTTCAATATCTCGTGCGCCAGCTAGACGTGTAACTTTGGGTGTCAAGAATGCGCCCGTAATGTCACGTTGTTCTGCGGGACCTATTTCACCTGGATAAAATTGTTGTTCAACTGTAGCTGTTTCCCGACTTGGACCTTCACCTTGGATACGGACTAAACTGCGTCCGCCTAATTTAGGTGCAGGTACTTCCCCGTGGTGAACAATTCGACCGGAGCCAGAATAGCCGATGTTTCTTGCGGGAATGTCTAATTGTTCTTTGACTGTTGGGTTTAAATCTGATGTTTGTTGAGAAGGAGAATAAGTAGGAACAGCAGGGGTGTACTCACCAGTCCAAGGATCTGGAGTTGTATGCAGTAAAGAATATTGTTCTGTACTGGGACCAAGTTTTGGTGCTGGGGGTGCTTGATAGACTCCTGCTTGTTCTGGCGTTACACCTGCTTCTTTAGAACGCAGAGCCATAAGTGTTGCGCCTACACCAGGGATTTCCATCTGGTACGGTTCACTGCTGCGGATAGATTCAGCTGCACGTTGAAGTTGCGCAGTAGCTGCTTGACGCCGTGCCTCTTGTACGGTTTCAGTTGCTGGCATTGCATTTTCATACTCAGCCAGTGCAGCACTGCGGAACCCTGTTTCCCTTGGAGTAAACGTTTGGGATGTAGAAATAATTTCACTTTCCGTTACAGGTTTAACGCCAGTGGAAGCAGTTGTTGTTGGGACAGTTGCTTTTTCTGGTGTACCGACGTTTGCTCCTTTTGCTGCTTGCAATTCTTGCATAGCATTGGGAATTTGTTCTTGTTGATACCGTTGACTAGTTGTAGGTGGTGTTACGTCACCTGTGTTATGAATGGTTTCATTATCAACGGAACGCGAAACCCCTAGTCCCCCTAAGAAGTCCGAAATACGGTTTCCAATATTAGAAGCTTGATGCTGTGCAGTATCAATAGCGCCACGAACAGCTTGCCGTGCTTCAGGACGAGTAGCAAGGATTGCACCACCAGCAACTACACCAGTTGCAAGTGCGGCTCGGCCCAGGTTACGAACTAAGTTGTTGCTGCGGGCATTATCTTCCCGCATATCACGTTGTTGGTTGTCATAATGCTCCCCGGTCATTGTATTGTCCAAGGTGCCAGCAACTTTAGGAACGTTGTTGTCTGGAGTTACTGGAGAATGTAGAACAGAGTTATTATCTGCAAACTGCGCAGAAACAGGTTGATCGAATACAATTCGGCCACCGACGCGTGAACCAGGAGCATTTGCACCGGTCTTGCCCAGGTTTTTAACAAAATCGTAGGCATGCGGCGCCGCAGCCATCTTTTCTTCTGGCGTTTGCGGATATTTATTGCCTGTAGCGGATGCCCAGAGAGCAAAATCCCTTGGAGAGACGGGCATTTGACCAAAATACTTTATATATAACCGATTTTAAGCGTTCTGAACACGTTAAAACGCAGTTAGAACCCTACTGCCGCCTAAAAACAGCCAAAATTGGGTAAAAATTGCGGCAGCCATCAGACAACAACAGCTGCTGGGAGGCGGCTGAAGGAAAAAAAGAAAGGTATGAGACTACGTTGAGGTTGGGTCGGAGGTAACAGCCGCAGAGGTAGTTCAAGCGGTGGCGTTGTGTTGGATTTTAATCCAATGACCTCCATCAAACCCGCTCCCTGGCCCCGTGACTACGCACGCTTTGAAGCCCTGCCTTGCATCCACTCCATCCTCAAGGGCGCCCGTGATGGCGTCGAAGGGGTCGGCATCTTGACCCGCTACGACTGGCTTCCCGAAGGCGTAGACAGCGGGCGATCTTCCACAGGTTGCCAATCGCCTTGGGTCGGCACCGACACTTGGGGCGACACCTGGATCGAAGCCCGCGCCAACTGGATCAGAGAAGTTGCGCCGCTCCTTCTGCCCGCCCCTCGCTCCGGCTACTTCTGACACTCACCGGGCCGCTTCGGCGGCCACTCCCTCCATACCCCCGGTCCGGCAGCTTGACATGCTGTCGCTGATGAGCCTGTCACTCCTATACCATACCTAATCCACCCTGAAACACCCTGTCAGCATCCTCACACTACTTTCATGGGTACAAACCCCTGTACTCCCCTTCAAATCCCTTCCAACGCAAGGCTTCTCAGTCTTGACGCCTGATATTCAGTGGGGGTCGATTTTCAACCGGCAGAGCCTGTGGAATAAGCCACACTTTGTTTACTTCGTTAATTGCGGAACGCGCTTACACAATTAACACCGATGATTGCCTCCAGGGTTAACAGCCTTAGATGCAGTCTTCATGACTGTGTAGTTTACAAAACAGCCCGTGATTGAACTAATGATCGGACATCCCAGCTTTGCTGAAATGAGCATTCTGGAAGTGTTTAACTATCCGGTAACTTCAGCTCAAATTATGAATCTGGAGTTTCTGTACATTGCTTCACCCCAGTGGAAACCCGCTTGGAGTGAAGATTTTGCAGTAACCGGTACAGCAGATTAAGGCGTGAGCCGGGGGATCGAATCCCCCATCTGCTATTGCATTGAACAGCCTAAGAAACAGTTCTATGCAAATTTGCTCCAGTGGAGATAAGCACCACACCGCACACACCCACCGTGCATAACTTCTATCCCTCTGAAGACATCTTCTTTGCGACCGAAGCCGCTGCTCAAGCAGCAGCTGAGAACACCGTACAAGAGCTGTACCGACGAGCAGGAGAACAGCGCAGCGTAGCTGTAGGCATTGCAAGTGTAGTAGTTACTGGCACAGCCGTAGCTGCTATTGCAGCCTGGAAATCACCTATGGGCCGCAAGGTTCGTAACAAGATCGCAAACGCGATCAAAGCTGAGTAACCGCAAGGTTGGCGTGAGCCGGGGGATCAAATCCCCCACTCAGCATTACCCCCAGCGGAGATGGGTACCGCACA